CTTTGATAGATTGTTGTGTAGCAAGTTTGGTTGCACTATCTGAAGCCATATTGTCTTCATCGAGAACAGCTTCACCGCCAACCGCAGTAGTAACATATAACGTACTAACATTCGCCACAGTTACATTAGACTCTTCAACATCTTCTTTAAAAATCGTTGCCGATGACGTAATATATGCAGTTGCTATATTTGCTGTAGTTAAATTAATCACCCCAGTTTTAACATCATCTGTCGTAATTGTCGTAGTTCCAGTTCCAACTTGTAATGTTGTAGTATATAAAGTAGCAATATTAGCAACTGTGACGTTAGCTTCTCCGATATCAACTTTGGTTAAACTTGTACCCGGAGCCCAACGACTATTTCCATTATCCCATATTAGTACATCACTATCTGAAGGAGTTGCAGTATGAATATCACTCAATTTTGATACTGGCATGTTCGCAACACCTTTAGGCCCTTGATATCTTGCTCCCTTTATTAAATAAATAGATCTACCCGCAGTCAAATTTGATGGCGGACCACTAGACCCCGCAAATACAAGAAGTCCTGCATCCGTATCAAAATAAAATTCATAACCGGAAGAAGAAGGATAAATTTGTGAATAATATGCAGCAGTAGCTGATAAATTTGTGTTTGTTAAATGATATCCTTCTGTAGCTACCGCAAAACTTGTAAGATAAGTAGCCCCAAAAAATCCAAATGGAATCCAATCTTGAAGTCTTGTTGCCGCAGCGCTAGATCTATTTGTACAAGCAATATATGTAGCATAATTTCCTGAACCATAAGTAACGTCTGTTCCAGAAGCTGCTTTAAGCTCTAAAACACCCACAGTTTCACCATCTGCTGTTCCCGCTCCTGACGCACTTGACGTATATTGATATACCAACATATCTGAAGTATTCACGGATGTGCCGAGAAAAGACGCAGGTAATTGATCAGAATTAATCCATAAATCATTCGATGGATTAAATACTGGACTACCCATAGCTTCACCTGTAGGACCTATTACAGAATCCATTTCAGTTCTGGCTACACCGTAATTAATCTTCTTATTTAATCTATTGGTTGTTACGTCATTTGAAATTGCCATTCTTTTTTACCTTACGTACTAAATGATATTGCTGACAAATAGTGTCCACTTGCTAAAACAACTCTAATTAAAATATTATGGTTATGTGCTGAACCATTAGCAGTATTACATGTTCCTAATGAAATATTAAAAGTGTCACCACTTAATGTTGAACCAGAAAAACTTCCCGGTGCTGTTCCAGGACTCGCTGGATTTCTAATTCCATCTGAACCATTACCACCATTTCCTGTATCTGATCCTGGCATTCCCGCACCTCCATAGTTTGCTCCAACATTAAGCCAACCATTTAAACCACTAGATGTATCTGTTAAATTAACCCCGTCTCCTGCTCCAGGAAAAGCGCAATACATGGCTGATATTTTTCCCGTTAATGTAAGAATAAGACTATTAACATTGGTTTTACTTACCGCAAATGTAACATATTGTGTTGCCGGTGCACTAGATCTATCATTATTATTTGTTAATCCTGGTAGTTTTGTTTGCCAATTTGTATCATCCCAAACAAAGCGGTCTGATGTTGAATGTGGTAGTAATGGTGCATCTGAATCGACTAATGTTGTATTTTGTGAATCCCATGCCGCCGTACTATAAAAATCAGCCGCAGTATATGAAGGAGTGTCAGCTACTGAAAATCCACCCACCCTTATCATTGAATTTCTACTACTATATCCACCCGACACATCTGAAACATCTTCTTCATCTATTTGTGGAGCATCATTCCAATACATAATGTTTGTGGAGTCTGCCACATAACTTCCTGATCCGTTCAAATTTACCCCCCTCAATTTTATAGTTCCGTCAATACCTTTTCCCGTAGGTGTAATAGTAACATTTCCACTTAATCCTGTTGGACTAGAATTTCTTGCTAATGGAGTGGAAATACTTAAATCACTGTAACTCATATATTTAGTGCCATTAACCGCAGAACCCCCGCTATCAACGACTTGTATTGGTGTAGTATCTGCAAAACATTCTCCAGCCAAATTTGTAATATTTAAACTAGATATTGCTAATTTTGGAGTTCCAGAATTTCTAAGATAAGCCATTTTTGACATATATCTTACTGTGCCGTTTGAATTCATTGCCACATTATATGCATTTAATGATGGTGTGCTTGACATATCTGTATCTACAACAAAAGATAATACACCACTGGTTGTCGTTGATGCTCCATTATCATGTGAAAGTTTATAACAATTTACTCCCGCAGCTAAAGCTGATGCATTTGAAATTGTACCTTTGTAAATTCTATTAAATTTAGTAGGAAACGCGCTTTGCCCATATTGAATATCATTATCATCACTAACAACTAAAGAAGTATATGTTCCATTATCATTACCTGTAGTGAATGTTTTTGCTCCATCAGCTGAACCATTAACAAGTGCTGTTAAGATTGAACCAGAATATCCTCCTGCATCACCAACAAATTCTCTTGCTTGAGTTGAAAATTTTGTTGCCGCTACTGTAGTAGAAGATCTCCTATTAACTGTATCATCCGCAGAAAGTCCATGTGTTTCTGAACCTGAATTATCCGTAAAACCACTACATAACTTTGCTGTATAAGATCCTTGTGAAGCTACTGACATAGATTTGCCGGTCAAATAAGTATAATTGTATGAAGGTAGAGCGACCATTTCAATGTAATTGTTCTTTTGTTCTGTATCATCCGCACCAGACGCATAACGATGTGTTTCTGAATTTGCACCTGTTGATATTAATTTTATGTCATATTGTCCCGTAGTAGTATATGAATTTAATGGACTTTGGGTAGTAGATGTTGAAGTACCAGAATTATCTAAATCAAAATCCCAATTCCATGCATTTACATTTTCTGACGCATCAGTAAATTGTACAGAATTTCTTACAGTTCCATCCCAATCAGTAAAATTATATCCTTTAGTTGTAGATCCTCCTGAAGCATCCGCTGATGATGTTACAAATACCGCACTCCAAATTGCTCTTGGGTCTTTTTGAATTGTTACATCCGTAGTGGTTGCTCCACCTATTTTTACTGGAAAAGGAGATAAAGTATGACTAGACGAAATTTGTGCTGAAATTGTTTTTACATCCCCTGAATTGTCCGCAGTATTACTTTGTCTTGCAAAATAAACAACTTTCACATTTGTAAAATTACTTGCCGTATAATTCCAACCTGCGGTGCTTTGACTATTATATGCATCCTCAAAACTCCATTGTAATTGTGTAGAATAAGACCCATTAATTGATCCACCAGATAATGCTGGTGTTAATGTAACTTTCATTCCATCTTCAGATGCACCACTTGCAACCGCATTATTGTCTACATCTTCGTTATTATTACCTGTTAATGTACTATTATATCCCACAGCAGTAAAGGTTCCTATATTAGTATAATCTCTAAAGACTCTTATATTATGAGGATCACCTGAAGAATTCCTTTTGGGGTCAGTTGGATCAGTTGTTGTACTATAACAATATAAAGTTGCAGTAAAATTTGTATCTTGTGTTATACTTGACCATGTTTTATCATAATCTTTTGTGGATGCATAGACTTCCCAATTAGCTTCTAGTGTTGCTCCTGTTTGTCCAGTTGTTGCTGAAGTGGGATAAGTTGTGCCATCAGAAAATGACAACATCCAATGAGTAGTAAATTGTGAAGCTGTTACATCATATGTTACTGGTTGAGAATCTCCTGCTGAAGAACTTTCATCTACATTAATTGTAGCATTTAATGCTGATGTGGGACCAATTGAAGAAGTATCTCTTTGTGTATATGCATAAGTAAATGCCGGTATTGGTGCATTTGTATACACAACTACCATGTCTTCCCATTTAAAAGTTGAAAAACTTCCCTTTGATCCAGAAACTTCTGCATTATGATTTTTAGCAGTAAGTGTTACCGTAAATGGAGAACCTGAATTAGTTGTATAACTATGTTGTTGGGTAGTGGCTGATTGATTTGATAATGTATTACCATCACCAAAATCCCAATCATATCTTGTCGCATCATATGTATTATATACCTCAGAATCAATTGTAAAGGTTGGCGTTAATGTTGCTGGTCCTGATAAACCAGATCCTGTAAATTTCGCATGCCTTACATATGAACTTCTATAAACATTATGCATTACTTCATTCAATGTATCTAATGTTGCCGTAACATTATCATTATCTTCTATACCTTCCGTTGGTAAATAATTAGTATCATATGTTACATTATTTGCTAAAAATGCTCCATCATGCCAAGAACCATCAGGAACAGCTCCAAGTTCAATCGTATTACCTACAACTGATGCACTAACTGCATCAACATACGCTTTTGTTGTTGCATGGCCTGTTTCAGTTGGAGTTGGAACTGTAGCTCCGCTTGTTACATATAGAGTTGTAACATTTGCTACAGTAACATTAGCCTCAGGTACTGTCATCTTGGTTGTTACAGATACAAGTCCCGTATTACTAATATATGCTTGTCTAATTCCCTTAGTATAAAAATCTAAAATATCATTATCATCAGATAACTCAGCTTTAATATAAGTATCTTGATCAACATCAATAACTCCACCTAAAGATCCCCACGCAGAACCATCATAACCTTCAAATGTACTTTGGGCGGTACTATATCTAATTCCTCCCTGAGTACTTACTCTAGAAGCATCATTTCCAACAGGAAGAACCAATGAAGATGTTGTATATGAAGTTACTGTATTGGATACTGTAAGATTTGCTTCCGCCGCAGAAAATGGTTTATTAACAACCCATTTAGTACCATCATGTGCATATAAAAATGTTGCCGATGCACCATCTACTGTAAGTCCTGCTCCATCGGCTGCGGCACTGTCTGCCGCACCTTTTGCAACGGTAATATTTAAGTCAGCTACATCTAATGTAGAACTCGATACAGTTGTTGTCGTTCCTTCTACAGTTAAGTTACCTGTTACTGTTATATTTTTACCAACCGTAAGTCCATTGGTTATTGATAAATCTTCAAAAGTTGCTCCTGTAGCTTCAGTGGATCCAACCACCATAGTTGTTGCAAATAAAGTACCAATATTTGCTGTGGTTATATTTGCCGTGTCTAAAAGGGCATCTACTGATTTTAAAATCTGTATGGAAGTGATGTTAGTATTTGCATCATGGGCGAGAGACGGATGTGAACCTAAAGTACTACCATTCGCAAATTGAATAGAGCCGTCTTCACCATGTGAGCTGAAACGCATTCCTTGCGCTCCAGTTCTTATTACTACGGGTTGCTTTTTTTCAACTGTTAATGAAAAGGAAGGACTATCAACTCTGACTTGTGGCATATATTTCTACTCCCATCATCGTGATACTTTTGGATCTATAGTGATTATTCCTTGCATTACTCTTTTCATAGCTGTATTCGCATTAGATTTAAGAACAACATCATAATAATATCGACCTTCAGGGATGACACTATTGGTAGAATTGGCTAGTAATTGGAGATCTAAATTACCATCTGGTGCAGATACAGTCTTAGTGGACATATCATAATATGTAGAAGAACCGTGATGTTTTTTAAAAGAGGAATTTGCTGTCCAATCACCTAAATCATATGCTACTCCCAAATTATCAGCTACTGTGAGATTTATTGTAAAATCCGAGCCCTGATCGGCCCTTAAATTCAAAGTTTGTGCCATTAATACTCCTATCCAGCTATTTATATATGCTTATAGTATTATTTAGTAAATTCAATGGATGGCAGAAACAGGGCAAAAAAAATGGGAGACAAAATTGGCTCCCATTTTAGTAACGATCCATGTTAAACTAAGTCAGACTTAGATGGAATTTTATTGCTTTGAATAAATTCCCCAAAGTACCCATATGGCTACGAGTCCAATCAATCCTTCACTTCCAAGCTGTTTGACCAATCCAACTACTGAACCAATCATATCAATACCCAAAAATGGCACTGCAGCACCAAAAATGATTTGAAGTACAACACCTAATGCTACAAGCGCTAGGCCGACTTCTGTAAGACTGCGAATCCAGCCTAATACTTTTTCTACCATGAATTACTCCTCTATTATGTTAATTTAACCAAGTACATATAACCAATGTACTTATACCTCTATTTATTCAAATACTGTTCTACTTCACCATATCCACCGACATATTTATCATTCAATATGATTTGTGGAACAGTTCTTACATTATTTCCTACTACTTTTTGCATATCATCATAATGTTTTCTGGATGACGTAATATCTATTTTATTAACTTCATATCCTTTCGATTCTAATAAATCTTCTGCTTTATCACACCAAGCACATGTCGGTGTCCCATATATTGTTGCTGTATTCATTTCTCATCTCCTTCATGATGCGTCCACTCTGCTTGGGGTCACTGGTAAATCAACAATCTCACATCCACCTTCAGCAGAACAGGCTAATTCCTGTGAAGCTATTGTATAATCTTTAGCTTCATAATCAGACAATTTACCCCAATTAACATTTTTGGGCATTTTTTTCAATAATTCATTATATTCTTCTTTACTACAATCTTGATAAGGTGCTTGTTGATAAGTATGATCACTAAATGGTAAAAATGAAATACCACTTATATCATCAAAATTATCATATACCCAAGCAGAGGTGTTTACCCATTCATCTTCTTTAACAGATACGGTTACACTGGGCTTATGTTCACACCAATGTTTTGCATAGGTATGCCATAAAGATAATTGCTTCCATGCTGTCATATCTTTTCGACAAATTGCACCTTTAGGACTTTCCATTGGAAAACTGAATACTGTAGTATGATTAGGTTTAGTTACATCAGGTTCATTTGGAAATCCCTCATTTTTCATAAACATACAAAGGGGGTCCTTATTGTCCGCCCTTACTGTTCTAAGATAATAAGGATTATGCCTGGCATGAATACCAGAAGCAGTATCAACAAGCTGAGAAACAGTACCAGAAGGTTTGACACAAGTAATAGCGGCTGATCTCTCGATACCCAATTTCTCTGCCCACTCTTTGTTTGTTTTGATTGCAACATTTTTTAATTTTGTTAATAGTATATCTAAATCTTTTTTCTTTCCGTTTGTTAATGGATTATCCATTATTCCTGTAAGAGAGACTCCAAGAAGTCGTTCATCATCGCAATTTCGTTTCCACTCCCTTCCAATGTATTTGAAATTGGTAAGAGTGGATTGAATGGTGCCAAGGATAGTTGCATATCGCACTTTCTCTTCCAGAGACTGCCAATCGTCATCTCCTCTGATGATGACTTCTGAAAGATTGCAGAATTCTCTGCTTCTAAGAATAATCTCGCTACAGGGATTAGTTCCAAAGTCTCGTCTTGGTTCTCGTCTTTGTATATAATTTCCGTTTTCATCTTTTTCCTGTTTATTTAAATTTGTTATATGTTTTTCCGCGGATAAGCTACTATAAATTCCTCGTTCACCAGATTTAGAATCATAAAGAGATAACCATTCTCGCATAAAAGTACCAACATCTGGTTTTTCTTTGTAATTAACTGAATTATTTGCTAATGCTCGTTGTACATTAAATTTATACCATTCTCCATGTTTGGCGAATCGCATTTCTCTATCGTTGAGATCAGAAAGACTAATAAGAGCAGAGCGGCGGACACCACCCACGACAACAATTTCTGCGACTTTACAAACGATATCATGACATTCTACTGGTTTAAGTTTTCTTCCTGCTGATTCTCGAAACATACTTGTTACAAAATGAAACAAATCATCTAACGGTTGAGGACCAGACGCTCTTCCACCAAATGTTTTTAATGGTGCTCCCGCTTCACGAACTTTTGAAAGATCCCATTTTGGAATTTGTCCTGTCCATAACAAACCCAAAAGTTCTTTGAACGCCTTTGCCCAACCAAGTTTAGAATCCGCAACAATGATTGTCGTATCAGTATCATACATTTCTTCAGGAATAACTGGAAGTTTATTTATATACTCTTCTTCTACAGAAAATCCTACTCCTGTACCATTCATTAAAACATAAAGAATTTCATCAAAAGATCGCGAAGTATCGATTTTTACATAAGAACAATTATATCCAGCAATATTTTCCTTTTCTAATGCTGCTCCCGCTGTCATTAAACAACGCATAGAAGGCATAACATTTAGATTCATAATTTGGTTTTCTAAATCTGTTCTTTCTCCATTTTCTAATTTATAATTATTATTTTCCTCTAAATGTTTTTGAAAAAAATCAAAATATCTCTTAACAGTTTCTTCCCACGTTTCTCTTCGTTCTTCCTTATAGTCCCATCTCGCATAACGTGATAAATGTATAAATGATTGATATTCAGTAGGTAGGGGCATTATAATCCTTTTTTAATATAAGTTAATAACAATTGTATTTGGTTCTCATTCAGAGAATTATTTTGTAACAAAAATTCTTGATAATCTGTACTACGTGGATCGACTTGTGGAAACATATCCCAGGTTTGGTTCATAAATTGACCCTGAAGTGAAAAGGGGTTAATAAAATAATAAGGCCATTCACTCCAATTAAAATTATTTAATCTTTGTTTTGGCCAACCTATACATATCTGTTTGGGTAGTCGAGAGCTTCCTGCCAAATGACTAAATCCTGAATCACCGCCAATAAAACATTTTGAATGAGAAATAATGTAACCAAGATCATAAATGCTATCGGAATCAAGAGTATTTATGTTTTTGGTATCTATCAAAATTTCAATTTTTTTATTGGTAATGACATATAAATCGTCACCAAATTCATCTTTCAATTTTCTACAAAATTCATTAACAAAATCAACTGACATGTTTCTTTCGAGATTATATTGTGCATCCATCAATGGTGCAAATACTACATACTTTCCCCAAGAAAGTTCAGGCCCATTATATTCTTCTTTATCCCACTGTAATGTTGGTATAATATCATATCCATATTTTTTTACATAATAGGGAGAAGTTAACCATAGTAATCCTGGATCGTATATATCATCTTGTAAATTCTCAATTGGTTCCTCTAAAAATTCATTAATAACATCCTTATATAAAATATCTAAACGCATAGATTTATGAATTTCATCTACATATTCAAATTTTATATAAGATCCATGTACACGTTTTTTAAAATTTGCAGAGATCATTAAAGAAACAGCATCACCAATTCTCCAAGGCGCTTGAAATAAATTTCTAGGGTCATTACCCATAGTCTTCGCGTTATTGCCTTGCCCAGGGGCGCATGAGGGGTCTATGCCCATCAATTGTTTATGTCTTATCCGTATCTCTTCTCTCATATTCCCTTCATAATCCCCTCAACCTTATTTCCTATAATCATTCCATTTCCTCTTTTTTCAAAATTCCAATTCTTTTTAAAAGGACCAAGATCATATGTAGATCTAACATTTGAGTAACCCACTTCTTGTAACATCTCATGCCACCAAACCAAATCTTCTCTTATATAATGACTTTTATCATGTTCATAACTATCAATATAATATCTTTCACCATCACCTAAAGGAACAATAATAAAAATATTTTCACAATGTTCATATAAAATTTGCAATTGTTTTTTAATTCCATCATAAGGAATGTGTTCCAATATGTCTTTACATATTCCCCAACTATACTCTTTTTTTGGTAATTTCTCCTGAGGTTTTATTAAAGTTAAATATTGTTCAACTTCCTTTGGTGCTTTTGATATGGGATATTCTGATATATCAACTCCATATGCCTCAATTCCTAATAATCGAAATCCATAAGTAACATATCCTTTAGCACAACCAAAATCCAAAACAGTATCATCTTCAGTAATATCACAAGTATTAATTAAATGGTGACACATTGGAATGGTTAATTCTGGCATCCATCTATAGTGTGAATATAATGATTTTCCTGTTTCTGCTCCTCTTTCAAAATAATCTTCATCAAAATATTCTTTTTTCATACAAATTCTTCATGATCTAATGGTGAAGAAAATTCCTCAAATTTATTTAATTTATCATTAATAAAATCATCCAACATATTAACATTCTCTGTAAAGACACAACCCTTACAATGTACTTGTGCATCAAATGGTTGTTTAATTCTACCATCAATATATTCCAAAACATCTTCCGCTTTACATAATGCATATTGTTCTGAAAAATGAGCAACTGCACCATTCAAAACTACTGAATCACATGGAAAAACTGTACCACCATTAACTTCACTTAGATATGGTCTAAAATATGATTGATGACATTTTGAAGTTTGTGGTGCTCCATGAACTTTATATTGATGAAAATACCTTGTATCATTTACCTCTAATAATACCTCATCTAATTCATAATGTTTTTCAATTAATTTATCTTGTTCTAATAAACAATCTGGTAAAAGTCTAATATATTCTGCTCCACAATTATCTGCTACTTTAGATATTTTTTTATACATTTCTATTTTATTTTCCGTATCTTCTGATTTTTCATGAGCTGTAGTGAATACACTTGAACAACCAACTACACAATCATTGGAAAGTTTATGATATGGAAATTTGATTTTTTCTTCCCATCTATCAAACATATTAACAGAAACACGGACCCAAGAAAACATTTTTAAAACATCTTCTTTAATTCTACGTGTTAAAGTTCCATTATTAATAAGAGCAACTTTTAATTCTTCTTCATCATGTATAAATCTAACAAGTTCATTAAAATATTTGTAAGTTGTCGGCTCTCCACCACCTGTTATTATAACCGCTTTAAGTCCACGAGTTTTTAAATCTCTTACATATTGTTTTATAACTTCTAAATCAATACGGTCATGGGTATCTCTATATGTCACAGAACAATATGGACATTTGAGATTACATACTCCTTCAGGTGCTATATGAGTTGATATAATAGTATTTGGATCACCATTTTTATAATTAAACATCTGTTCTTGATGTCTCCAAAATTTAATACCTGTAGAGGTAAACTTATGTTCTTCTTTACTTTTTTCTCTCATTTATATCTTTAAATAGCTATAGGTTGCTCCCAAATCCGCATCATATCTATTAAATATTTTTATACCATAATCGAACCACTGGTTGTGTGCAAATTTAGCATCCATTGGTATAAAAAAATTCTCTAATACGGTTTGGGGAAATTGTGGTTCGAACATCCTAATATTTATTCTCGGATAACATAGCGCTATATTCATAGGACCACTATTAACTCCTATAAATATTGCCGCATCTGCTATTTCTTTAACTGAATCCCAAATTGCCAATCCTCTTTTATCTTTAGCCTTTCTTCCAAAAGGTTTATCAGCTTTTCCACCAACCTGTACAATATCATATTGACTATATTTTTCTTGAATAACATCCATAACATCATCAGTCATAAGTGCATGAGTGTCTTCATATAATGCAATAGGTTCATTTAAATCTCCTTGAGTATGCACTACAAGTTTATTTGGTATTTGTGGCAAATCTTCATACTGATATAATCTAGGATGCCTCAATCTAGTAGGAATTCCAAACTTAGTATTAAATCTATCTGCTACAGATAATAAACATGGTAAACTAGATCTTCCATAATGAAAAAATGACGTCTGATCCGCAAATTTTTGCATATCAATATTTTGCGTTGAAGGAACATCTCTAACAACATATGGATTATGATCAAAAAACCATGCATTTTTCACATCTAAAATTTTCCCCTTTCCAGCTTTATGAAAATTTTCTGGACATGATGAATAAATTAATCCATCTCCTATTTTATCTTCTCTAAAAAACATCCCAAATCTAGGTGTGGGCTCGGGAATAGCGCCCGGTTCAATAACCTTTAATGTCATTATGTCTCCTTTTTATAAATTATACACATACTTGGATAAACTTCACTACTATAATCATTTCTATTTTCAAAAAATTCAATGATAGATTGTTCTATTCCTGGAGTATCTACTCCTTTAAAATCATCAAAAATTATAGCTCCACCATTAACTAATTTCTTCCAAAAAAATTCAATTCCTGTTTTAGTAGATTGATATAAATCCATATCTAGATGTACAAAACTAAACTTTTTATCATTTTGCCATAATGAACTTCTTTGTGCTGATTTGGGGAACCATCCAGGATAAAATAAACAATTATCTTTATCACTTAAATATTCTTTAACTTCATCGAGAGTTACCTCACCAAATCCACCCTTTTTTAAAGTTCCTTCTGGATGTGCATCATCTTCAGGCAAACCAGTAAATGTATCAAATAATAATATTTTTTTATCTTCAAAAACTGTTGCTAAAATCCTCGCACTACCACCTTTAAATACTCCACATTCTGCAACATCACCTTCCAAATTTTTATCTTTAATTTTAATACAACAATCAACAAAAAAATTTATTTTACATGCAGGATGATCATGTGGTTTTTCTCCACATTGACACAAAGCTGTTCTATTTTCTACATTCTGAAAAGACAACTTTTTATAATGATTAATTATGGGAGCTATCATATTTTTAAATAACTTGTAGTTATTCCAACATCTATACCAAATTCATTAAAAAACATAGTATCCCAATCATACCAATAAGTCACATCTCTTTTAGGATCTAAAATATAAGAGTCACGCGGCCAATCAGTTTTAAATTGGTCTTCTGTTATGATCAATTTTCTATTAATTCTAGGATATGCTTGTGCTATATGATATGGACCTGAATCAACACCAATAAATATTGCCGCCTTTGATGTTAATTCGACAACCTCCCAAAGATCCATTCCTCGACAATCATGTACTCCATGTCCAATGGAGTCATCATCTTTTCCACCAACATGACAGATATCAAACTTTTTATATTTCTCTAATATATACTGAATTGTACTATATTTTAGTACTCTTGGTGTAGATTTATTTTGTGCACCCTCTGGATGAAAAATTATTCTAGTGGGGATTATTTCTTCGTCTTCATACCTATAAAATTTAGGATGTCTGAGCCAAGGTAATTTATCTGTACCCAATAATGACATAAGACTATCCGCAAATGACATCATCACAGGAGAATTTCTACCATATCTAAACCATGCGGGTTTAGTATCTATTATTTGTTCTGCAGTATCTTCCCTATTAACATATGGATTTGAATCAAATACCCACGTTTTATCTACATCAATAATTCGATCACCTGTTAATTTATAAAAATTTTCTGGAAATGATGTTAAACATACCCAATCACCTATAGAATTTGTTCCAGATTTTTTTGCTGCTAGAACACCATCATTTGTACAAGTGAATCCTATTCTTCCAGCTTCCATAAAAATTCTTTTTGTTCTAATTTTTCTAAATGAAATCCTTCATGATTAGCCATACATCTTGCTAGTGCTGCTTTTGCATCTGCATTTTTTAAAAGTTCTTTAATGACGTTCATTTCTTGAGCTGAAAAAGATTTACCATTTTTAATATAATCCTCATATGCCTCACAACATATGGGAAAATGTGGTTCAATACATTCATACATCGCATTAGCATAATCTTGTATTTCAATTTGTGCATGAAAATCTGCTCTTAAATGAACAAAATGAAAAAAATTATGTAAATCTATTTTCCAAATACATTCAGTATAATTTGAAACTGGAAGAACAATTCTTGCTAATTCTCTAGCAACATCATAATTCAACATATGTTGATATGCATGATATGCACCATCAGCTGATCTATTCATTTCAAATCTCATTAATCCCTTTTCTTCTACTGGATCGCCTCTACCTTGATTATTTTGTTTAGATTGTTTTTGAATATAATTGTCTTCTGGTTCGTAAAATTCATCAGACATTTCAGAATATCTAGCAGAATATTCATTTATATTAGCAGTTCTATGTCTAACAAGTTGTCTCATTATAAAAATTGGTAATTTCAAATGGAACTTAACTTCACACATCTCAAAAGGTGACGTGTGTTTATGTCTCATTAAATATCGAATTAAATTTCTTGTTTCAGAAAACTTTTTAGTTCCTTTACCATAACTAATTCTTGCCGCATTAACCACTTCTTCATCATCACCCATAACTTCAATGAGTTTAACAAATCCATGATTGTGCACTTTTCTTTCATCTAACATAATATATCCTATTCAATTAATTTTTTCCAATCAACCAATGGGCTCATGGCGACTTCATGCATGTGACACGCCAAAGATGGTATTGGACTTATACAAAGAACATCATCTCTTTTATAAACATGTTCAGAAAACAGACCATCATTCCAATTAACCGCAGACTTCATAAAAATATCTTTATATTTTTTAAAGGATTTGACAGAACAAAGAAAGGTATATGTTGTATTATATATTTGTCTCCAATGACACCCTTTACTTATTATAAGATGCCATTTATTATAAAAATCTTCTGCTCTATTATATCTATCTGGATAATCTGCAGGATGAATAAATAAATCTTTATTTTTAAAATCTTTTAAATATTGTTCATTATTAATTAATAATTCATAAAGATAAGTTATTGCTTCAGGAGTATGTAAATAATCATCTTCACAAAAATATACCCAATCATTATCATTAAGGGTAGATGCTAAATTAAATGTTTCAGTTATTGATTTAGCGTTTCCCAAATCACCATTATATATTTTAGTAGCATGGGGTTTTAAATATTCGATTCTTTCCTCAGAAAGTTTATCTCCTATTATATAAAGATTATGACTTATACCACCTATATACGTTCCCTTTGTTTTATTAAGAGAATTTATTAATGATGAGAAACAAGCATCTACTACTTCTTTTTTTGTTAATCCAAATGGTCTTCCTGTTCCATGTATTGAATCAACAACATCACAAGTTCTAAAAATTATATTAAGTTTATTCATTACTCAAATATTTATCTGAAGGTATTGACGGCCATCTAATAACTATTAATTCTACATCAGTAATAAACTCCACATCAGAAATATCATTAGCATGATATATCCACATGTCTCCCGCAGTTAATATTTGTCTTTTCATGTAGTGTCGATCTGGTGCTTTGATACTCAATTCACCACTAACAATATAATTTAATTCTGTAGTTACTTTATGAGTGTGTGAAAAAGTTTCCTCATTTGCTTTATGCTTGTGATGTCCTATTTCAAAAAATGGATTTTTAAAAATTGACGGATCAAAATCCCCGACAAACCAACCATTTTTATATTCATCTATATTTGATATTTTCATTCTAAATTTTGCACCCTTTCTTGATGTCTACCGCCGTCAAATGTTTCTTCTTTACAAATTTGTATAAATTTTTCCATTCTAGATTCTGAAAATGTAGCGCCACCAGGAACTGCAAAAAAGTTTGCACAATTATGACGTATAGCCATTTCCATTGCCATTTCATCATAGATTAGTGCTGATCTAATTCCTTTATATTTGTTAGCACACATATTTACACCCTGTCCGGTTCGACAAAATCCAAATCCAAAATCAGATTCTTTATTATTAATAGCCTTTGCTGCTTGAGAAATATAATCTTTATAATCACAATCACTACCAATCACAGGCCCAAAATCTATATACTCTATATTATTTTTTTCTAATATCTTTTTTGTTGTTTCTTTTGCATCAAATCCAGAATGATCTGATGCCAAACATACTGGTTTATCTTGTATTTTTTTCGCTACGTTATTTTTATAAAATTCATATTCTTCTGGAGTTCCAAAAATATGCATTTTTAATACTGGTTTTGTTTTTATTTTTAATCCATCTTCTATTAATAGATTATACAATGGAGAAATATAGAATTCATTATTTTGTCTAATATCTCTCTTAATCATATCTTTCGCATATTTTACAAATTGTTCTCCTCTTTTAAATCCATAAATTCCAACACAAGCATTTGGACTTATCACTTTTTTCTCTGCAGTTTTTATAACATTTCCCATATTATCTAAACTTGCATAACTATAATTTGAAGAATTGGATTTAAAAGTTAATATTAAACCATCTGATACAATATCAGACATTTCATGAATATTAAATTGTGGTCTAAATTCAATATCTAAAGTATTAATAACTAAAGGATCTTTATTATTAATATATTCTTCTGCTAAAAGACAACTACATACAGACCCCTCAGTTAATCCATCTGTAGTAACAATTTTTATTTTATCTCCATATTTCTGTTTTAATACTTTATCAATATGAAAATTATATACTTGTTCATCCCTGACAATAAAAATTAAATTATTATAATTATTTTCCCATCCCAACATACTCTCTAATGATATATCAAGAACATGTCTACCTCTAACCGACAAAAGTTGTTTTGGAGATTTAATGCCCTGTTTTACAAATCGACTTCCTGCTCCCGCCATTGGTATTAATACATTAACCATTAGATAACCTTTCAGTTGTTTTAAGATGTGCTTCTTCAATTATTTTGGGAAAAGAATAATTTTCTAATAATCCAAGCATAAAATTCGCCGCAAATATATCTCCTGCTCCCAATACATTTACATTTTTTAAAATCTGTGATGGCGGTAAATCATAAGAACCATCTTCCCAATAACTTCCATTTGAACTATGCACTATAACTTTTCCTCTGGTATGTTTTTTTAATTCTTCATAATCATCGCAATCTTCATCAGCGATGAATAGATAATCTATATATTTCAATAATAAATAATTAACTTTTTTACCAACACAAATATCAGCACAATTAATTCCTTCTAATAGAGGAATAAAGGATGGTTTTTTAAGTTCATTCAAATAAAGAATATGATTAATTTTTGAATTTTTTATTTCTGGTTTTTGTATAAAATTAGATAAAGATGCCTTTGAATATCTTTCACCTATATCTTTATCTATATAAACAATTGCAGACCCAATTTCAGTTGGACAAATATATAGTTTTAATTCAGGACTCTCATTTATCAAAGCCTTCCAAACATTTGCGATAGAACCTAATCCATTTCTTTTATTAAATTTTTCAAAAATTCTATCAATGGTCAAATGTCCATATAAAGATATATCATACATTAAAATTTTTCTTTTGCATCCAGTGCATATATCTTATCAATCACTTCATCAAATGAATAAGTTGGTATAAGTTTTAGAACCTCCAAAGATTCAAAAAGAGCTACAACAAAATTATCTCCGCCATTTTGCTTTAATGTACTGGACGCTATATCTTTTACCATTTGTGGTGCATCTTGAGGACAAAAAGTCCATTCTATTTTTCTCATAATTCCAATATCTAATAAATCATCACCAGCATATACTATTTCTCTTACACTACAATCATACTTTTCACATATTTCTGGCAAAAGTTCAGCCTTATCAAGTACTTCAACCACTTCATCTTTTTTAAACTCTTCTCGAAATACCCCACTTCTACAAATATAATTTTCCAGATTTCTATTATCAAGTATTTGTTTATTATATGGATCTCCTGTAATAAAAATAACTGGAATGCCTATTGCTTGAAATCTTTTAATTGATGTCCAATCTTTATCACAAAATGATTTTAACTTAACCTCACCTTCTCTATTATAATATTTTTTTCCGGTTGTTAAAACACCATCAACATCTAATATTACTAATTTAATCAAAATGGCCTCCATTGATCTTTAAATGGAACAAAATCTTTCCAATTTTCAGGAGGTAAATCAGGATCATTATCCCGTATTGTTGCTATAGATGAAATAGCCAGACAACAATCAATACCTTCCGTTTCACCATCTCTTGGTATATGAAAATGATTTTGCTCTAATTCATTATTTAAAATAAAATGTGCTACTTTATATTGATCCATATGACAAAATAAATTATGTTCACTATTATTTTGATTGATTCCAAACTTAGAACCTTTTTTATATTCTGGTAAGTGATTATATAATTCAGAATACCACAACATTATTCCTAAAGATCCTACAGCAAATCTATCATCATATTCCATCAGATTTTTTTGTTTCCAAGGATGTTGATATATCCAACATATATGAGAAGGGTTAAAAACGAAAAATGGAAAATTGCCACGATATTCTAAATCAGGTCTTACTCTGATAACTAAATCATACTGAACTCCACTTTCTTCCATCATTCTTCTAGCATCCCAAATTCTATACCAAGTTAAACATTGTACAATATCATCATTGGTTTGTATAGGTATATTTGGTCCTCCTGGAATCTCATCAACTTCTGTAATGTAATTTAATTTTGCATCAGGATATATTTCTTTTATTGTTTCCTCTTCCCCACCTTGAGTTCTTGCTGTTGAAATATATAAATCACAATCTAAAACATCTAAAATTTTTTCCTTAAAGGATTTTAAACATCGCTCTTTCCAATGTGACCTCATTCCTCCTGTCATCCAAACTGCTGTTTTCATAATTCACCTCTAAAAAGATGTTTGAATCTATCTTGCTTAAAAAATGAAGGAACAATATCATTATTTAAAATGAACTGTTCATTTGAATCAAACCATTCCAAATTGTGTATTTTTTCTTTTAAATTATTTAAATTATTAGCATGATGATTATGATCTGTGTGTCCTCCACTTAATATTTTAACTGCTATTTGTTCAGCAGTACCCAACCACGCCAAATGCCAACCAGTTTTAGTTTGATCAAATGGAAAATTCATGTGTCTATCATCTCTGTTATGTCTTGTATTCTCTAAATCAAAATCTGAATCAAAGTTCATAATATATCCACCGCTCCAAGAATTCCGTCTCCACACATTAATAAAATACGTTGATAAATGTAAATATCCTGCACATGGTAATGCGCTTTCTAGTAATTTGGGTAAATATTGCTTATCATATATTTCATCACAATCCGCAATAATTATTATATCATCTTTTGTTAATCCCCAATCACTACAAATATCTGTAATTAATCTTCTTTGATTATGATCATTCCAACTAGAAATGAGGTCTGAATAATTTGGTTTAAAATCTGAAGGAATTTTACTTTCTTCTCCTTTTGCTAAAGAATTAAAAGTAACCATTTCAACTTTATCCATATATTTTTTAAATCTATCCTGTTTAGAAAATACATCTTTAAAATGTAATGGTTTTTCATCTCCTTGAAAAGTGTGTGTTCCTTCTATAATAAGGAAGTTATCTACAATATCGTAATATTCTTCTAATCTGAATTCTAAAATATCAACTTCATTAGCATAACCAACAAACATAATAGTATCAAGAATCATAGTAGTTTATGCTCATCTAATAGTCTGTCATTTTCATACATGTAATAATCTATGTTTTTCATATACATTTTAATATTAGATTTTATATTTAAAAATTTACACAAATTTATATACTCATCCAATTCTTGATCTATAAAGAATTTTTTATAATTTATAAAATAATAAGGAACATTTTGAGATGTTATTCCGCTTTCATAGTCTTTATAAAAGTTTGTTAGATTATCTGCATTGCCGATATGATCCCATCGCCAGTTTTCCTTTAATATATATAAATTACGTATATATTTTTTAGAAATATTATCTTCTACATCTATACCTAAAATAGATACATTTTTATTTTCTAATTTGTAATTTTTTTCTAATTCATGACATGAAATAGTAAGTGTATCTGTACCAATATCAAACTGATTATTTAATATATAATCTATCTCTTCATCAGTTCCCCGCACATATCTCTTTCCATCTCTTAATTCTTCAAGGAAAATACAATTGTTCTTATCATAAAGATCAGCATATGATACAGCCCATTCATTAGTCTTGTAAAGTCGCGTTTGCTCTTTCTTGAATATTCCATCATGCTTCATTAAAAAATGTTCAAGGAATTGCCCTGATGATCCAGCGAGATATGATATTAATATAATATCATTCATTTAAAACATTCTCAAATAATTTATTATAATTTTCTGCCATCGTTGTATGTGAAAATTTTTCAATTGCCCAATCTCTAATGTCTTCTGGTTTGTGTTTTAAATATGGTTTCTTTCTTAAACATTCTATCATATTTTTTACATCATTAAAAATATAGCTAGAATCATAAACTACTTCAGATACTCCTCCTGATTGTAATCCAACAACAGGTACACCACAAAACTGAGCTTCTACTATAGATAATCCAAAAGGTTCATTAAAATTTGGTGAATAGGCAGTATGTATATAAACTTCTGCATCAGAAAAGAATTCACTTTTATCTTTTTCTGTTTGTAATTCTCCACACCATTCAATTCTAGGATGTTTAAGTGTTCCGTGTGATCCCGCCGCTTTAATAAACCATCCCAATTCGTCTGCTATTTGTTGAACTAATTCTGGACTTTTTCTTCCATCCAATGAACCCATCCAAACAATTTTATTGCCGCCCCTCCTCAATTTAAAATCATAAGGAACTATCCCATTATTAATCACATATTTATTTTTACTGTAATCACCTGATCTAAATGTTTCGTGTGTCGCTTTATGACCTTGAGTAAGAAATACTTGATGTTCGCTTCCTGTTTTTTCTCCAACATCTCCGTTACAAACGGAAACTCGTTTATAATTTGTACCTTCTAAATTCATAGGATCGGTATCTTCAGGAAATTGTACCAACATAATATCACCATCTGGAATATAATCTTTAACTTTTCTTTTTCCTTTTCTGAGATCCTGTAAAATATTTTCATCAAGTTTAATAACTTTTCCATTTGTATGAGAAATTGTAGATTCACTTCTACAAACCAATGTCACTTCATGTTTGTTTAACTCACATTGACCGATAAATTGTGATTGTGATACTCTTTCCGTTCCACCATAACCTTGAACGGGTAATGGCAATCTTTCTTGAAATATCGTAAGTTTCATTTTTTTCCTTTTTTCATAGTAAATGCTAATTGTCTACCTTCATTGAAAATTATTTCTCTATTACTTCTTTGAACAAATTCTAAAATATATTTACCCTTACCTTCACCACTTTCTTCTGTATCATCAATCACGATAAGGGATTCATCATCAAGAATATTCATACAACACATCATTTCATATAAATGATGTAATCCAGACTCTAATTCTTTTCCTGGTATATAATCAAAGGAATCCAAATATAATAAGTCTGCACATATTTCTATCTCACCCAAAACTTCTAAACTGTCTCCGGTAAGTGCTGTAACTTTAGTAGTAGTACTTTCCTCAGTTAAGGTTGTACATTCTTCTCTATTATCTATTGAAATTACTTCACCATCATAATAATTTACAAATGAATCAAATAATCTAGTACTCTGACCATCTCCCCATTGATCCCATGCTCTCAAAGATCCAGTTTCAATTATTTGATAATATTTTCTATCCGTTCCTATCAAATATTCAAAAACTTTTCTAAATGTATTAGATCTTGCTAAAGTGGGTTCTTCATCTAAGAGGTTAGCAAATTCTTTATCATAAACTTTATCAATCCAACTCATAATTCCTCACTTCTTAATATATGAAATAGTTCCAGACGCTCCAGGACCTTTATTATTTTCAACATCACCAGTTGAATATCCTCTATTTAAAAGCATTGTTTGTATTTTAGAATGATCATACCATTCCCAATCATCAAATACCATAACTCCACCAGAAGGTATCTTATCTATAAAAAAATCTACTTCAACTTTCACTGGTTCATATTGATGTGGACCATCAAAAAAAACTAATTTATATTGATTTTCTATTCTTTTTTCTTCATCATATATCGGCACTCCATCAGAATATCTTTTAAAAAATTCCGTATCTTCCAATGGAAAATATAAAAATTCTAATTCATTTTCACAACACCATGCATACATATCTCTCAACATTTTTCGTTTCATTTTATTATTGTAATCTAAACGAATCTTTTCATCTCCTTCAGTTGTCCATAATATATTACCAAAAGGATCAATACCAATATGTATACTTTTATCATCACATCTCTGCTTTTCTCTCATAATTTTATAACTAGATCCTCCAGCCCTTACTCCTATTTCACAAGTAAGTCCTGGCAATTCAGAAACTAATTTTACTGAATCTATTAAAACTTTATATTCTCCTCGATTATCTGTAGAATTATTTAATTTTTCGTTCCTTGTTGACATGACTCTTTCTCAGGTTTTGGATATACATTGTTCTCAAAATCCAATTCTTTTGTCGCAATATGTTTTCCTTTTTTATTTAATGGAATCCAGTATAAATATTTACCTTGATCAATATGTTCAGTCCATTCAATAGTTTTAACTGTTTCCTTTTCACCAGCGAATGCCAAAATTCCAGGATCATCTTTAACTTCATCAAACATTTCTCCCAATTTCCCTTTAGAATAAGTTCCAAATCTAGTTGAAACGCTTCTGCGTGGAACAAATTCTCCATCAATTATTAAACCATCTTCTCCTGGTTGTCTATATGCATGATAATTCCAAGAACACGCCTGATAAATTCCTCCATGATGTTTTTGTGTAGCATCTGCATAAGAAATCGCAATATCATAACCACCTTTTCTCCTTAAAGCTTTGATAGTTTTTGATATAAGCCAACTAAGAGGTGCTTTAATACTTTCTTTCCTAACTAATCTAACAAGCTCAATAACATTAACTTTCTTCACTGACCATGTATTATTATTAGACAACGCAAAAAAACATGCAGCAACAATTTCTCCTTTATCACCAAATAATCCACCATTTAAATGAAGACTTCCAACTAAAATTGGATTATTATGACATCTTCCAGAATAATGATATTTTAAAACAAGATCTCTGGCGGGTTTTCTTTCACCCGTATAAAAGTGAAAATCAACTCCTTCATGATTTATACTGTTTGTCATAATTAAATTTCAACAGCTCTAATAAATGTATGATCTGCATATTTTGTTTTATCACTCATATTACCTGAGGGATATGTAGTTATACCAAACACAATTTGTTTCGCTTCTGTTATAGTATCTGCTTGAATTTCAGATTTAACAATTTGTCCTTCTGGTGATTCTATTACAACCATATATTTCATATCTTTCTCCAAGAATTTAATTTAAGAGTGGCTACTGGACCTTTAAATGTATTTTCATCTATAATTGATTTTATTTTTTCTTTTTTTATTCCAGATATTATTATATCATTAATATCTTTAAATTTCAAGTTAGAAGGCCAAATACATACAGAATTATTCTGAATTATTTGCTTCTCTAATTTTTTAACAATTTCATTATTTCTTGGTTCATTGTCATATACAATAACCTTATCTTTAATAAAAGACAAATCAGAAATATCTGATCCAGCCATTGCGATACAATTATCCAGAAACATAGAATCAATTGGACCCTCTACTACATATACATGTTTGTTAATATCAACTCTATCAAGTCCAAATATCTTTTTAAAATCTTCACTAATTTTAATTGTGATATATTTTAATTCTGATTGATCTAATGCTCTTCCTTGTGCGCCTATTAAATTTCCCTTTTTATCAAAAAATGGAATTACTAATCTAGAATCTTTTTCTTGTAATTCATATTTTGTTCCTTCTACAATACTATTTACCCATTGTTTAAAGTCATCAGTATAATATAATGAAGAATGAAAATTGAGAGGAACTTTCCTATTTAACACATATTGTTTAGCATAATGTTCAACAGGAAGAGATCTAATATTTGGTAATTTTATTTGATGTTTCTTCTTAAAGGAAGGTCGCTTGAATTCATATTTTGGTTTTTCTTTTGGTTTTGTATATCTATTTTCTCCATCTTTATAAACCTCAAGAACATACTGTTTATGTATATCTACACTTAAAAATTTTACAAGATTAGATACAGATCTACCATCACCACAATTATGACATTTATAGAATAATGCATTTTGTTTTCTATAAACATATCCTCTAGCCTTAGCTTTATTCTTTTGAGAATCTCCACAAATAGGGCAGCGAAAATTCCAAAGATGTTCTCCCTTTTTCTTAAATGATCGTAAATGTGAAGAGGCTAGATTTAGATATTTGATATCAGTAAAAATACTCATTAGTTTTTCCTTTAGAGAATATATTATTAATTATACTCTCCAAAGGGGCAAATGTCAAGTCTTTTCTATGCAGGGGATTTTTTTAAATCTGTGAATAATCTAAGAAGTTCAACGCCGCAATCCACTACACGTTCAACTTTTTCTTCAGCACCATCATCATCTAAATCAAATTTATCTTTAGCATATGCAACTAATTCAGATAGTTCATCATCATCCAAATCCATTATTTCTGGAATAACTTCATCAATTTCATTTAATGCTGGTTTTAATTTTTTTAATGGATCAAGAAAATATCTCGCATCTGACCAACTAAATTCATCATCATCTAAGGATTTTTCCACCGCTTCTGATAATGAAAAAATGAAAGTCATTACCTCTTTGGTTTGTTCAATTCCTGCCATAAATTCCTTTCTTTATTTAACTGCTTTTTCTACATCAATTGACCCAGTAGTAGGATCATATTTAATTTTAATATTTAATTCGATTGGCATTATCTTCCCATCCTTCATAGTAATGGGGAGCTTACCTTCTACAGCACCTTTAAGTGCATCTTTTGCTGTCTTAAAAGCATGTGTGGGATCATCTTTAATTACTTTATCTAATTCTTTTTTTGCAGCATCTGGAATTATAGAATCAATCATTTTTTCAACATGTTCTGTTGCTAAATCTTGTGCTTTATCCATCACAAGTCCAGAAATTACATTAAATAGTAAGCCTGCTAACATCACGGTCCTTTCCATATCTTAAATATAACATCGCTCCGGTTCTTTCATCTTCAAGAACAATCGGATCTTTGTAATTTTTTAAACAATATTGTCTAATTTCTTCACCATTATCAATTTCTCCTAATATCTTTCTGTATCTCGCATATTTCTTTTTTCCCAATCTCGCTCTCATAAATGTTGTAGTTGGGACTTTAAAGACTTTTGCTCCAGCAAATCTTCTTGACGGCCCAGGAGGATTAGTACCTAATCCCGCTTGTCCGGTTGTTACAACTGTCGGGCCATCTTCTGGAATTAATAATATTTGTACTTCTTCTTCTTTTAAATATTGTGCCATTCCTTGCAATGAATCATAACATTCTTGAGAATTTATAAACTGTTTAAATTCTTCTTCAAAACTGTTTCTATGATAATCAAAAGATGATGACTGTGGAAAACTTTCCTTAATAATTGTTTCTTCTTTCATAAGAAACAACGCAGCACCAATAGAAGCTATTTTACTTTTTCCACCAGGAAGTTTTTGTAATAATTTTTTTAAATTGAATGCAATAGTATCCATTATCTTATAAGAATCACGTTCTTTAGAAGATAATTCTTTTCTCTTCCTCAAAACTTTACCGTTTTTATCGATGATTCCTAATTTGAAGGCTTCTGTTTTATTAAATGGTGTGGTCAATTTTTTTAAGAATTGATAAGCGAGATAATAATCTACTCCTGTAGTTATTGCAGACATTATAGTTTCCTTAATTCTTGTATTACGTAATCATCCATAAAAATATCACTAGAGTATATATTCTTTCCTCTAATCCCCTCAATCCTATCTGGCATCATAGATAATGATACTAAAAATGGTTTTAATATTGGATAATATTCTTCATGAATTTTAAAAAATAATATCCTAGCAGCATCACGTGCAGGAAAAACATTAGCAAAAACTATCAAATGATTTAAAATTAATCTAGATTTCAGTTCACCTGTTAATCTATAATGATTAAATAATCTTTTTATATAAGTAGTTTTTTTCATATCCTCATGATATTCTGCTTCATCAATACATTGAGGATTATCATACACTTTCATTGCATATAAATTTATATTACCATCTGTTATATCTGAAAATATCATTCTTCATTTGTTTGAGATTTTTCATCAAGAAGCATATTGATAACATTTAACGCACCGTTTGTCATGTGAATTTGATTCGTAAGATTGGTATGCTCTTGGTTCAGAAGTTGAATTCTTTCCGCAAGAGCTTTATTATTTTGAATCAATTCTTCTCGTTTATTTTCAATCTCCTCAATAGAGACTGTTTTCGTGTCATTCTTTGTACCCATAATATACCATAATCAAAAAAAGTTAAAAAATTAATTATGACTGATGGTTGATCCTTGTGATACGACTTTCCAGTTTGTACCATCAAATACAGCCAAAGTCGCCGTACCGGCGTTCCCATCCGTCACCCATGCTACCTGTCCCGCAGTAGTATTTGTATATGCGGTAACATTTCCAGTATTGCTTGACGGAACTTTAAAAAAGTTCTGTATCGTGATCTTTTTATTACTTGGCGATGCTCCTGACGGATCATCGACAACCATAACTAGATCATCTTTAGTAGCCGCCGTCGCAGCAGTCAAGTCTGTTATTTTTTTATCAGCCATTATTTATTCTCCTATTTATTAACTGTCAGCAAATGTTGCATCGTCTGCTGCATCACCAGTAATTGAACCAGAAGCAACTAGAGTTTCATATTGAACTCTCGACCCCTTAGTAATTTTCTTTACCCAACCACCATGAGCAATTCCCATACCGGCAGCATTACCTACAGTTGTTTCTGTGGAATCTACACCAAAAATAGCGGCGGTATTTCCTGGTAATTGGTGTGCACCGTTATCATGATCGTGTACTACAACAGAACTTGTAGTGTAATTTGTTGAATTAGCAATCCAGCGAGGCTTCGACCCCTCATTGTCGTCCATTGTCCATAAAGACATATCTTTTCTCCTTTAATTATTAAGAACCAAACTTATCTAAAAATCTTTGATAGGCTTGAGGCGATTTAAAACCAAGTTTTTGTGCTTTGCCGCCATCTGCACGAACTGTCTTTTTGACTTCCTTTACAGCTTCTTTAACATGCTCTTTTACAGAATGTTCAGAGCTGCGTTCGTGTTTATCGTGTTCATGTTTATGATGATGTTTTTTACCATGTTCAGCCATATTAACTCCTTTAATTATTCAGCTACTATTTTATAACCCATCTCCACATATTTAGGTATTTTATCCCTCATAACAAATACATATTCTTCTAATTCATAATGTCCTACTGGTTTATCCATAAACATTAGAACATTAGCTCCCGGCCTAACCATTTTTTCTAATTGTTGTAATCTTTCATTTTCAAATTCTGACCAATTATTTCCTTCCATCGCAGTAGGATCTTTTGCATCAACTTTATCTTTTAATGTTTTTATAACTTCTAATGGAGTAGATCTATGACCCACAAGATTTTCCATTTCGTTTGCTTCTTCTACTGGTTCACCGTGTTTATTATGTTGAGCCCAAGCAAATGCATAAGCTTTGTCTGTTCCAACTTTCTTCTTTAGGGCTTTTACTTGATGCTCTCTACCAGGAGGGGCTTCTTCATTTGAAAATTCTTCATATCCTGGATGACTAACCTTTTTAACCAATTTCTCTTTAGATTTAATTGCACGTTCTTTCCATTGTTTTTTAATTAATTCTCTGGTCGGTAAACCTTCTCTATAACTTCTTTCTTCTTTATAGCCCTGTTTTCTATTATGATCTTCAATATCATTTGGATGTTGTATATTAATATTCTTTTCAACTTTTTTTTCTATATCTGGAAGATCATCTTTATTGGTGATTGTTTTAACATGCTTTTCAAACCGTTTCTTTCTTTTTGCTTTTAAATCTTCAATTAATTTTTTTCTATTGTGCGATTTTTGTTCGAGTTTAGGATTAACAGTCACTTTTTCCTTTTTCTTAGAAAGTTTCATTTTTGGTTCTGGTTTTTCTTTTGGTGCTGGTGCTTCTTCCGGTTCAGGAGTTTGGTCTAGATCTCCATCATAATTTCCTTCTTCTTCACCTTCATAATCCAATTCTTCTTCATCTTCTTCACCTCCCTCTTCATCTTCTTCTTCACCATTTTCGAATCCATGATGTTTCATTGAAGTTCGTAAATCATCGTGGTGTCCCGCCTTTTCATCATCTGGTAAAGTATCAAACATGGCTTTAGTAATATGATCTTTATCATGTTTAGGTGATTCTTCTTCACCTTCGCCGTCTCCTTCTTCTGCATCTAATCTGCTTTTTACTTCATCCTTTATTTCTGGACTCACTTTAGCGGTTTTTGCCCATTCATCAAATGTTTTACCTTTAGCAATAATCTTTAGTGCATCCATAACAGCGGCTTCATCTCCACCTGTCTTCTCTTTCTCAGGTGCCTCTTCAGTAACTTGTTGTTTCAACCAAGGAGGTCCACCGGTTATAGTCAATGGTTGAACTTTAGCAGTTCCACTTACATTATTCCCACCAACTGTTAAAACTTGTACAATAGATTCATCTAAAGTTGACATATTATTGTCCTATTCTAATTGAATTATATTTTTGTGCTGATTTTAATGTTTTATTCGCATAATCTACTCTTGCTCCACCAACATTTACTTTTCTATCTGATATTAAAGCCTTATATTTTTTAGCATATTCTTTTTTTACTTTTGCTACTGGGCCTTCTTCTTGTGCTAATTCAACAGTTCCATATCCATCAACCTCTCCCGTAACATCTCTTTGCATTTTATACTTATATGTAGCATAAAGAAGTTTTTCTGCATCTTGTCCTGGAGTATCACCAGCATAAGATTTCACCATCTCAGGAGTTCCCCATTCCAACGGCCCACGCGGATCTACATGTTGTCCAAATCTACCATTTTCTTGTGTGTCTGATGTATTCATTTTACCAGGATGTGGACCCCATGATAAAGATTCTAAAATTTGATATAAAAATGGCCTGTTGAAAATATCCCCTTTTGTACAATTATAATCATGTTCTATATTTTCAAAAAGTTTATCTATTTTTTTCACAGAATTTTCTATATTATCTTCTAATCCTTCTTTTCCGTGTTCAAACAATAACATATTACTAATTAATTTATCTGTTTCTTTCATCGCTTCAACAACATAAACATTATGCTTTGATTGTGATAATATAATAGCTCTAAGTTCTTTGAAACATTCTTCAACTAAAGGCATATTTGAAAAATATTCTGTTTCATAATTTAAATAAACATATTCATTATCCTTTTTTGGTCTATCAACAGTAAGTCTTTCAGGTCTAATTGGCCACTCTTTATCAAACATTGCCTCTCTTAAATTTAATCCCTTTCTAACATCCTTCAACATTTTCATCGCGGATCTATCTGACATCGATTCCGGTAATCCTTTTTTAAATGATTCTATATCATTTTCTGATGCCGCTTTTCTCATTTTAGAAGCAGACATTCCTGACACTCCTTCTGCATCTGGATCTCTTGTTCCTGCACTATGAACTTTAATGTAATCAAATTCATAATATCCATGTCTTGATTTTTTACCATTATATTGTTCTAACAATTTTTTAAAATCTGCAACTCTATCACTTCCTACAACCATACATAAATTATCATACTGATCATTTAATTGTACTGCCGCCCCTAATGCATCTTTAATATTAATATCTCTGGAAAAAGTTTTAGCAAAATTAGGAAACATTTCCTTCATATATTTCATTTTTTGTTGATTAGTCAATGGATTCTTTTTAGAATCATGAGATTGACTTCCAAAAACATGTAATTCAGTATTATATCTTTTTGCTACATTACTTGCCCCTTCCAACAATCGACCATGCCCGGTTGTTGGTGGATTAAATCTACCAAAAACAAATACTCCTGTCTTACCTTTTGCTTCTTTTATGAGATTTTTATATGTTTTCATTTTCCCTTAACCTTATCTCCAATTTTCTGATGCATACCAAAAGACAAATACCCACTATTGCCATCTTTTTTAAGTTGTTTTAAATGTTTTGATGCTACCCTTTTATTGCCAAGGAAAACAATTTCTCCTGAAGAATGTTGTGGAATTCTCTCAGGTTTTCCTTCTATTTTTACAACTCCATAATTTTGATTCTTGCCCATTCCCTCAAAGAATGATTTAAAATCTTTAAAAGTTCTCTCTTTGTCTGTTTCTACTTCTTCATGCCCCTTACCATATCCAGAACGTCCCCAACGACTGCCCTTTTGACTTTGTGGTTTCTTTCCATGCTTTTTCTTTTCTTTTTCATCTTCTCTTGTTCTATCTCTGTAAGTACTTGCTTCACCAAATTCTTTTTTAGCCATTCCTTTAACAAATTTTACGGATTGTCCTCTTCGTTTTTTTCTTATTTCGGGGCTCTTCATGCTATAATTTGCGCCAGTACTGTTGGGCTCTCTTCCTTGTACTTCTGCTTTTCTAGCAGCTCTATAAAGCATGTCTTTAGACATTTCATCAATTTTATCGTCTTCTTTTTTCAAATATTCAGAGAATCTTTGACTCATATTTTAATCCTGTCTTACAATTCCGGAAGCTTTACGATTTGCTCTTTGTGCCCTTCTCCAGGTATTTTCTTTATCCATCGCTTCTCTTTTCTTTTTTTCTTTGTCTTCAGGAGGAATACCCTGTCGAACTTGGCCATACTTCTTTGCCATAGCGCGGTTTTTATCTAACGCTCTTTCATTCGCATCATCATCACCGGTGATCCCTTCACCAACGGGTTCTGCGTCTTTAGACTTCTGTGCTCGCCACTCTTTAAATGAAGTAAATCCGTAATCTACACTTTCCTTATAGTCAGGATTTTTTACAACTGTAGTGGTGGGGGAAGCTGTCTTCTTTTTTACTTTTGTTGAATGGCCTACATTATCTGGTATTTCTAAACCTTCTTTTTTCGCATAAAACGCAGCACGATCTCTTTCTTGCTTATCTGGAGGTAGATGTCCTTTAGGTATATCCATTCCCTTTTTCTTAACGGGTACTTTTTTATGCACACTAGGGTTTGCTATTTTGTGTTGTGCAAAATGATCATCCCCCTTATACCACGCATCCCGTGCCCTTTCTTGATCATCCTCATTTACTTGTCCAGGAGTACCTTCATCAGAACTTCCTTGTTTATGTGGAGACGTTTCTGAATTTCTTTTATCCGCCCGTCTTTTCGCAACTTGTTCAAAGGCTAATATAAACTCCTCCTTCTTTACTTCTTTTTTCTTATTCTTACTCTTTGATAATTGTCTTCTTAACAAATTAAAGAATTCAGGAGCTTCATCAACCATACCTAAAAATTGTTGAAGAACATTTATTAAAATTTGTCTTTCCACAACGGTTGTTATTGTCCCGCCTTTAATTTTTTTCAGTGCTGACTTAAAATAAGGTAAGTCCTTTTTGTCTTGAATTAATCCAGCCATAACCAGCTGTCTTAATTTTGTGGACATACCCTCTTCTTCGTCTATCATCACTTTATAAGACGTTTGTGTTAAACTATCCATTTATTAGCTCCAATTCTTTAGTTCTACATTAAAATTATTTCTTGAAAATTCTAGCCGGTCAACCAATTTGACTGCTCCGCCTTTTATTTGATCTACCGCCACAAACCCCTCTGGAGCAGTTACTTTATAACCAGCACCATCTTTAACAAAAGTTTGCGTTAATTGTTCCATATTTTCCAATTTAGATATTATCATCATTTTAGCATCAATTAACATATTCATTAAATCGAATATTTTTTCTAAATCAGCTTTCTTCTGTAGGAAGAACTTCAAAAACTCATTTTTCCGTTGTGTTTTTTTATCTTTAGCTGCATCAGTTTTTAATTTATTAATATCTTTATCGTATTTATTTCCTATATATCTTATCAATTGTGTCACATGTGTTCTTGTATTTCTTATTTGTTGTCCTGTTTTTATCTTGCTATTATTAAAAGTTTTTATAATTGTATTAATTTCAGAATCATCAGCTATCGTGTTTAGCGTATTCGCTGATATGTTTTGAAAAGTTCTCCCTACAGAAGAAAGAATTTTAGTAATAGTCTCCGTGTCCCTTGCTGTGAAACTTGCTGTACCGGATGCATCAGTAAATTCTGCATCTCTAAACCAGATATCTTTATTCTTTAATAACCTGTTAATATTTATATTGAAAGACGATTTCATATCTTCTAATTTTGTACCTTTGTATTCCGTATGAAAAACAATGCCCATTTTTGAGTTTAATATCGTTTTTCCCAAATCAGAACCCAAAGGAACCGCATAAACTATAGTATTTGGATGAAAAGTGATATATCTCTCTCCTTCTATGGTTTTAATTAGCAAATCCTCTTTAGCAAACATCATATCTCCCTGTAATACTCCTTTAATTCCCAATTTTGGTAAATGTTCTAGAGCAACTTTTAACTTAGATCCAAGTCCAGGAGGATGATTATTATCAATATCTTGTGGTGTATAATTAATTTTGGGAGTTTTATTGAAAATACTTTTTGATCCAACAAAAAATTTACCATTATCAGGATTAATTCCACAAAAAACTGCAGGTGCACCATCCCATTTAGTAGTAATGTAGGTATTTTTCATTGAAGAACCCGCTAACATATCTCTAAGCGATTGAATAAAATTGATTGAACCTCTGGTCCCATCCACTCCACCATTTAAAACTTCATCTTCTATGTGTTCTAAATGTAGATTTTTACCGGTTTTCGCTTCACCAAGTAATATATTTATAAATGATTTCATGGTGTTAATGATCCTGAAGATGGTTTATCTGGATTAACCCCCATATCTTTTAATTTGTCTCTAAGTTCTTTTACATCTTTTGCTGAAAAATCAAACTTGTTCCATGCATCACCATAAAATCCTTTTAATCCTTTTCTATAAATTTGTACTTCACCTTCACGGCCATCAAATGACGCTATCATACCTCTTGGCATACCCTCTATTAAATGATTTTTAAATGTTTTCATCAAATTTTCCTTCCAATTTCTTTTGCAACAACTTCTCTTGTATAAATTTCTAACTCTGAAGAATATTCCCATCTCTTTCGTGGTATCTTGTATTTTGCAACAAATGCATCTATATTTTCTTGCTGTTCTTCATTTTCAATATTTCCATCTTCTTCTTCATTATCTACTTTAATTGGTATATAATGAATTTTTTTAATCTTAATATTATTGACTATTTGTTCATCCCATGAACTATCTGTTTGTCTTTTTGATTTTGCATAACCATAAAATATACTACTCATTACCTCTGAATTCTTTTTAATAATTTTCTCTACACCATCAAAATAATCTTTTATTACCAATCTTAATGCTTTACCATCTCCAGACATGTGTTTTTTCATGTCATTCCAAAGTTCAAATTCAAATTCTCTTCGTACTCTATCTTTTCCCAGTATTGGACTAAGATGTTTTAATACAAGTTCTCTTATTAAATCATTAAGTTCACGTTCTACTACTGCAAATTTGGGTCCTGTTCCACCCCTTTGTGCATTAGCAAACCAAGACATTTCAACCCATCTTCTACCTGCTGTATCTACAGTACTCATTATATCATCTCTGGCAGATACAATAACATCCGCATCCAGTTCTGCAACAACGCCGCCCCCTGCAGCTATACCACCTTCCAAATAACGAGACATCATTGTGAAAAATGCTGAGATAGACCTCTTTCCCCCCTCAAGTTTTTTTAATTCATATAAGTTTTCTGCCCTCAGCACATGAAAAACTGTTGTACGTATCGTATCTGGCCATATCCTTTTAAACATGGGCCCTGAAATAGGAATCTTTAAAGCACTAGAGGCTCTCCCTTGACTTGCAACATCAAACACAAGATTTGACGCACTTGTTTGCGCAAATTCTGTTAAAAGTAGATCAAGATAGGATTTCAACCTTTACTTCTCCTCAAAGCTTGTACTTCTGTTTGTGCAATTTTAGTAACATAATTTGATAAGTCTCTAGCTCCATTCACCCAATGTGTATGAGGAATTTTACCTAATCTTGGAATTACTGAATCTTTTACCCAATCCAATTCAAACTGTCTAGAATTAAAAGTATGAACCTTTATAATTTTAATTTTATCGACTACTTGTTCATCGTATACATTCCATTCTGATAATTCTGAATCTCCTCCTACCATACGACCAGAAGAAGGATGCTTAACTGCTACTGTTCCCCTTCTGACATAATATCCATGAACTGCTCCTTGAATATCTTTTTTATGCTTCTTGAGAATTGCATTTACACCATCAATATAATCTGCAATTATCAAAGACATCACCTTTTTGTTATCTTTAAAATTTTCTCGTAAATGCCACCAAGCTCCCAATCCTATATCTGGTTCTATTTTTATGAGTTCTTTAGTTTTTGGATCATGTTTTATTGCAATATCTATTAACATCTGTTCAAGTTCTTTATGCATAGTCTTTTTTTTGTCTATGTTCATCAATTCAACCCACCGTCTGCCGGTTTTATCTGGCATGCTCATCAGATCACCTTTACTTGACATAATAATATTTGCATCTAATTCTACAACAAGTCCGCCCCCACCTTGTATACCATGTTCCATAGTATCAGCATCCATATTAAAAAAAGCAGAAATTGATTTTTTCCTATTCTGTAATTTCTTCAACTTCTCAAAACCAATACCACTTGTAACATGAAACACCGTTGCTCTTGGTAATTGTACTTGAAAAATCCATTCCATTGTGCTAGATGTTAATGGAATTTGCATATACTGAATTTTTTGAAATTCAAATATTTTTTCAGAAGCGCTTCTTTGCCAAGCTGGCGGGTCTTCTTTTAGATATGTTTTAAATGTTTTCATTTAAATTTCTCCACGAGCCGCAATGTCCACCTTATCTTGACTCTTTGCCCACTTCTGAGCCTGGGATTTGTTTTTAAATTCATTAGAAACTGGCATCCATTTATTGTTCCCCACATGACCCATTACATACCATTTTTTGTCGTTAGGGTTCTTGGAAACAATATACTTGGAATTTGCTTCTTCTAGATACTGTGAAAATGTTATCATCTTTTATAAAGTTTTTTAAAATCTACTCTTGTACCAGCTTCTTTTTCAAGTTTCTCTGGTGTTACCTTTTTTAACTTGGCACGTTCAAAATAACTATTTTTTCCATGTGTAGCCACGAGCTTTATAAACATATTTTCTCCTTTCACACCAACTCTACCTGTATGCCAAGAGCTACCATCATATGCTACATATTTCTCAGTATTATCCTTAGATGTGTCCAAATAATATTCTACTTTTTCTTTTAGATGTTGTTTAAATGTTCGCAACTGAATCTCCTGAATTACCTGTTTTATTTGCAAGTGATACATGAAAAATTCTCTTAGGATCTGGATTTGCTTGTATTAAATCAGTAACATAATCCTTGAGTTGTTTTTGCTGTTTTACTTTCGTATACCACGATACTCTTCCACCAAACTTCACTTTCTTTGGTTTTTCAAACTCTAATTTAAAATTTGGGTCTGGTAAAGAATTATGAAATAATCTCTTTCTCAATTTTTTCCATTCAGGCCCAGATGCAAGAGTTATATGTAAATCTTTTATTGGTTTCATATCTGAATTTTTCGTCACAACACTATCTCTCATTTTTGATAATGCTCCCATATCTTTTGAAGATAACATATACTTCAAAACACTTTCAACCTTGACCTCTTCTCTAATGTTATATTTGTTTTTGATTGCTCTCAATAATTCTAATTTATTATTTTTACCAGTTTTAACTGCAAATTCAAGAGCGTGGTTGAGAGCATCTCCTACTTGTATCCCTTTCAGTCCTATTCCCATTAAATCTCTTCCTCCAATTGAAAGATCTTTAATTGATGTCACCGTCATTCTTCTAAGTCTACTAGAAAGAGTAGGTCTATTCTTTACCTTTAAATATTCATCTATATTTGCGATACCTTTATTATCAACATTTTTTATAAATTGGACAAGTTTAAAATCATTTTTTTCTAAAAATGGAGAGTTATCTGTATATGTGACTACACTTTGAACTGCTTCAGCATCATTATTTGATAATCTCATTTTACTTATAACCTCTTTTCCTGCATTTGAACCATATCCATTCATTAACATTCCCATAAATGCGGGAAATGCTTTTTTATCAAGTTTATCAATTGATGCAAGATCAATTTTTCTTAAATTTGATTGTGGTAAAATATGATCAATTAATCCTGTATCAAATAATAATTTAATTCCAATACTAGGTTTCTCTGCTTTAGTAAACATCTTACGAAACTCTTCTTGAAATCTCTCTGCTGAAACTGTTGATATGGACTTTGCATTTTTCTTTATTTCTTCAAATGTTTTTGATTCAATCTTAAATTCAAATCTTGCCGCAAACTGTACCGCACGCAACATTCTCAATGGATCTTCTTCAAATGCAACTGGACTAATCATACGGATTTCCTTTTTCTTCAAATCCGTCATACCTTTTCGACCTATATCAATTACTTTTCCTGTGTCTAAATCTTTTGCAAGAGCATTAATCCAAAAATCTCTTCTTAATTGATCTTGTTGAAGTGTAATTCCCTTTCCTAATTTGACTTCAAAATCCTTATGTCCTTTTCCCGTACTCTTTGAATCTATTCTAGGAATTGAAATATCAATCTCTCCAGAACCACCTTCTGGAGTATACTTAATAATACCAAAAGATTTTCCAACTAGATTTACCTTTCCAAATGGTTGCAAGATTTTACCCAAAGTCTCTAATTCTATTCCAACCACTAAAAGATCTAAATCTTTTGATACTTTTCCTAAAATTTCATCTCTTACCGCACCACCAATTTGATATATCTTACCGCCACCTCGTTTGACCGCATTTCTTACATCAGTAGAAAGTGTTGCCGCAAGATCATTTTCATGTATTATTTGTTTGAAGGATTTCATGAATACCGTGTGCTATAGATTTATATTTAACCTGTTCATCTTGTTTTTTATTTCCATAAATTGCGTCATTAGCATTCTTTAGATGTTCAGCAAAACCTTTGTGTAATACCATTTCAAATTTAAATTGTCCACCATATCCATTCCCATCTTCTCTAATTCCAATACCTGCAACAGGAATAACTTCTTTTGAACCTTCAACATTATATCCAATATAAGGGTTTCCTTTTTCATCTTTCAATGGTTCAAAACGTTCACTTATTTTACTATAATCATCTGTACCAAATATATGTTTCATTGTATGTGGATCTAAAGAAAGATCCCCAATTGCCATAACTTCTTCTCTTTCAGAAACGCCCTTCAATGGAAAATTACCTTTGATATCAGTCATCATTCCTTCTGTTAATTTAGGATTTTCTAGTATAGCCGTTATTGCCGCATCTTGATAATCTTGGCTAACTTGTCTATGTTCTTTAAGAAATTGTTTAGCTTCTCCATCACCAGCCTTCGCTACTTGATTTAATGCTGTCAACAATACTTTTGATTTATCTCTAGTTAAATCCCACTTTCCGCCCTCTTTCTTGTTTGTTATCAGTTCTTTTAAATCACTAACTTTTTTTGACTTCATTAAGTCTGATAAAGGTGGTTCATTGGGATTAATTTTATCAAAATGTTTAGTTACCGCCTCTACTAATCTATTTCTTTGATTTTCCCCAAATAAAGATGCTTTAATGGGGTCTGGTAACTGGTCATCCCAAGCTTCAAATTTTCCTGTACCAGAATTTAAAAAGTTTACAAGTGTAGATTTTTTTAATGAAACTTCATGAAGAAAACTGCCGCCCTTTCCTTTAACTCTGAAAAAAACATCTGTTGAATACCCTTTATTTTCATCATAACCTTCACCCCACATAGCCTCAACATCTTCTTTTGTATCCCAACAACCAAACTCTATTTCAGAACCTTCTCCATGTTCTTTTTTCAAATAATTAAATATTGCTTTTCTATTTCCGTGTGCCGCATCAACCCAAGAATCATCAATTACTTTTTTCCTTTTTATCTTCCCCTTCTTATCTTTTTTATAATCAGGGTATGTGTCTTCTAAATCTTTATTATATTTTTTTAAAACATCTCTAAATTGATCAGCATCTTTATCATCCATTGTTGTCATAGCCATTGTCATCAATTCTCCCGCTTGAGCAAAGATTTTACCAGCACCGCCCTTAACATCTGAATAATTCTGATATTTTCCTGACGCCGCACCAGAGGCTTCACAATTTGCCATTCTTTCAATAAGATCAAAAACTCTAGGAGACACTTTTTTTCCACGCAAATTATCTGGAATTTTAAATCTATCTGGTGGAGGGCCCTGAGTGGCAAATTTAACATTACCTAAAAATTCTTCTAAGTCTTTTCCTTTACCAATTGGTTCATTCACTCTATCACTATTTTGTGCATCTTCAATACTTACTGTTTCAGTTTGTCTATGTTTATTTTTTTGATCGGATGTTTTTTCTTTTACTGTTGGTTTTTTCTCTGATTTTGTAACTACAGATTTTGCATTTTGAGTGTCAGATTTTACTCTTTTCTTTTTTGATTCAGAGGGATGTCGAAAATCGTGTGGGACTTCATCTTTACTATAACCATGTTTCTCAGCTTTATCATCTTTCTGTTGGGTTTTTCTATCTAATTTTTGAATTTCTTCACCACCTGTCGGATGAGTTCCATTAACCCAAGCTGTAGCATGGATTGCATCATTAAAATATTCTCTTTTATTTTCACCATTTTTAACACCAACCCAAGAACCACTATTACTTTTATATATTACACCTCTTCTTAATTGTTTAAATCCTTGATGTTTCTTATCTTTTTGCTGCTTTGTGTGATGGGCATGTTGATCTACATGATATGCGTGTGGGTCTTTTGATTTGGAGTCTTTATCTATATAAGGGCCTGACTCTTCCCTTATAAATTGATTAAATGATTGTGGCATAACTCAATATCCTGCTATAATTAAAGATTATAACTATTTATGTTTATAAAAATTGTCTCTTGAGTTATCTTGAAAGGAGTTTGAAGGCATTTTCTAATCCGCCGATGAGATAATTTTTCCCTAATTTTACATCTGCGATTTTTCCAGCTGGTTCTCCCCGAATGCTTTTCATATTTTTTAAATAATCCTTCATTGCCTTCATATTGGGATTTGCTGCTTTGGGGATTTTTACTATTCCACTTTTTTCCATATATTCTAAATGTTCACCACCCCTTAATGTAATGAGCCATTCTTTTCCTCCTGCACCAGGACCATGATCCCAACTTATAATATCAACAAGTGGTACTCGTAATTTTTTAGCCATCGCTCCAATATCTGCTTTAGTAAGACCATTACCTTCTGTTAATATTTGTTTTGCGATATTTTCAATTGGGCCGTCATAATCTTCAACATACTTGTTTAATTCATATTTACCACTATCCATTCCATAAATCTGCATGTGTAATCTTTTTTTAACAGATTTACCATCCTTTGTTAAATTGACTTTTTTGATAGCGGTTTTGCCGGGTGATGGTTTTCTTTGCCCAAATGTAACTTCTCTGTCCCATGAATCTTGATCTACATCAAAACCATGAGCTTTTTTGGTGTGATCTTTTGCATGTTGAACTGCTGCGGAAAAAGTTGGATGATATATGTCATATGGTTTTCGTGCTTCTTCAATTCCTGCTTGGGCTTTATTGGATTTTTCAACCTCTTTCATAGAATCTTTTTTTGAAACATTACTTTTATTTTTCTCAAATTGTTTATAATTTTTATTTTCTCTCATTGGATTGTCAGAAATCTTAATCGTTGGATGATTCACTTTAGCTTTAGAAAGGGTACTCTTAACACCACTTTCTATTCCCTTTTCAACATGTAATGTATCATCTTTCCATTTAAATTTTCCTGAATGATTCTTTAAATGTTTATTAATTTTTTCTTTGTATGCTCTATTAGGAGTTACAAATTCTTCTAACACTTTTCCATCTTTGTAATGGGCGGCATGTTTATGGTCACCTCCCCCTTTACGAATCTTATTTAATTTTCCATCATCCTGATATCTACTTGTACTATAATGTTGACCAGTTTTTGTATTTTTAATAGTATACTGCGGTCTTTTTAAACTTTTTAGTAACTCTATGCTTTCCTCTACCTTTCCACTTGCTTGTTTTTTCCGTTGTTCTTTATAGCGTTTATCTCGTTCTTGATGTATTTTTTCATACTTGTTTTCCATCTCTTTATCGAGACGTTTCGATTTCGCCCATTCAGATTCTTTTTTTGAAATTTTGTTTACTGCTTCTCTTTCACTTCGTTGCCTTCGATCATCAACTTCACCAAGTTCCAATTCTTCTTTAGGACCATATCCCTTAGGCGTTACATCTGTTATTTCTACACCTCGTAGTCTCGCACCCTTTCTCATACGTGCTGCAACTTCTGGTTTTGGATTACCTTTTTTGTCAAAGAACTTTGCGAGATGAGGTGGTAATTTTGATGCTTCATCAAAATTGAAATCTTCTTTCATCAATTTCATACCCATTCTTTTTCGTATGACATTTATCTGCTTGATGATCTCTTTTTGTTTTGGTGAACCAGGCATAGATTTCAACCCCTTCACCATCAATGCATACATATCTGCTGTATCTGATGATCCTTCTACAAGTTCTGTTTCCTGATAAGATTTAAACGTTTTCATTTCTTTAGTGCATATCCTTTTTCATCTCGATACTTTATAATATTTTTTGCATCTTCTTTATCTTTTTTAGACATTCCATGTCCATAATTTCCATAATTGGGGGAATCTGGCATTTTATTCACTTTCCCACCCCTCTTCTTAAATTTCGCTATTGCATCAGCAAAGTTTGATTTATTTTCCTCTTCACCCATGATATGAAAAGTATCTTTAACTCCTTGACTTCTTAAATGCTTATCAACTTTATCTACATGTTTCGCTGGAACATGAAGTTTTCCTTTTTTCCATTTGCCTTCTACATTAATATCAGACAATGCCATCTTTACTTGTAATTCTAGGCCCTCATCTACAGTTTCTTGTAAAACTTCTGAATTTTCATCAGGAATTCTTTGTTCTTCTGGTGTCACTTCTGATTGAACTTCTTCTTCGGGGGCGTCGGGTGGATTTGCGGAAGGATTAACTACCTGCAAAACGGCTTTATTTAAATTTTCAAATTTTGATTTCTCAGTAAACCACATAATAGTCTCCGTAATAGTAATAGGTATTTGCTATATTTAGTTAAAATTAAACTTGTCAAAGTCTTTCTTTTTTTCAGTATTCTCTGTGGAAGGAACATCATCATATTCATCTGTCTTTTTAACTTTTTTGCTATTATCAACAACATCATTAATGCCCGTTTGAGCAGATTCTTCAAGATCAAATAGTCTCATTTTCTTTCTATCCACTCCAATCATAAATCTTTTATTATATATTGGGTCACTGTATCTATTTTTTAACTGTTTAACTAAAAATTGACCCAATTCTTCAAGCTCTTCAGTGGATATTATGGCAAACATGAAATCAGCCGTGGCGGGCAAACCAAAAGATTCAGACGTATCTTCTAATCCAATATCTGTAGAAGTAAATCCACTTCTTGTAGTTTGTGTAGCGGAAACGATGGGAACATTATATTCTACTGCGAGACCTCTCAATTCCTCCGCAATAGATTTAATATATGAATAAGAATTTACATATGCTCCTGCTTTGATTCTAGATGAAGTACATATATTTAAATAATCAATAAAAATAATATCTGGTTTAAAATCTCTTTTTAATGCCAATTCATTCAGAAGACTTCTAAAATGTTGGGCTCCTGCTGCGGCAGTTGGATATTCTTTTATAATTAATTTTCCTTTAGCCTTACTTTTCAGCTTTGCAACTTTCTGATCAAAAATAGCCTTTGGTAAATCAGTAATATCATCCATAGAAATATTTAAAAGATTCGCATCAATTCTCATTGCAATCTTTTCTTCTGCCATTTCTAATGTAATATACAATACATTTCTACTTTCATTTAAACAATTAGCCGCAACATGACACATAAACAATGATTTACCTACACCTGTTCCTGCCAATGCGATATTTAATGTCTTTCTTGGTAATCCACCCTTTGTAATTTTATTAAAATATTCTAAATCAAAAGGAATCTTTTCCTCAACTTTATGATAAAAATTATAACGATCGTCACTATCATCTATATAATCATGTCCAATATGAGGATCAAATGTTACTCCTAAAGCATCTGTGAGAATTTCTGGTATCTTCCCCTTATCATCTTTAGTTTTACTATTAGGACTAATGATTTGAACACTCTCCATAATAGCATTATAAATGGATTTATCTTGACAAAATGATTCTGTAGTATTAAGTAACCACTCCTCATCAGATATTTCTTCTTTATTTTCTTCTAAAAATCCAACAAGTTTAACACAACTATTATAATCATCTTCATGAAGATCTGTCCTTTCACTCAAATTGATTACAACTGCCTCTTTTGTTGGGAGATTATTATAAGTCGAAATAAATGAATGTAATTCTTCAAAAAGTGCCTTTTCTCCTTTATCTTCAAAAAATACACCTTTAAGATAAGGTATAACTTTGCGAGTATACGTTTCATTATATAATAGATTTTTTAATATTAAATGTTCAACTCTATCCATCTAATTCTTCTACTCCCACCTGACCATATAAAAATTCTTTTTTGCAAGCTGCATTTATACCATCCATAATATCATCTGTAAAAAACTTTTCTGGATCTGCATAAACCGCCTTTCCATAATGTTTTCCTCCATCTGGAAATTCATATCTATTTGATACCTTCTTTATTATACCATACTTTTCTGCAATGTCAAGTAGGCCATAATATCTATCTAATCCTTTATCATATGTTAAAAGAACATCCACTATTCTATTCTCTTTTGTTAATCTAGATTTATGTGTTTTACAATGTATGATATTACCAACTACTACGTTACCAACTTTTTCCTTTTTCTTTGACAAAAATAATATAGTTGATGCTGCATATTTTAAACCAGATCCTCCACCCATTTCTTTAGTAGGAAACATCGACCCTATTTGATCATAAGTATGATTTGTTACAATCATAGGAATTCCCGCTCTTGCAAGTCTCAAAGTTAAAACTCTAAAAGCTCCTTTTAAAGCGGGGGCTCTTGTCATATCTCTTTTATCAGAACCACTAGTAGTGTCTTCCATCTCTTTAGTAGTTGACAAATTACCCAAAGAGTCTAGACACATTAACAATGGCGTTTTTTCTGATTCCTTTTCATATTCTGCTATGATTTTTGAACATTGATTTGCAAATTCTTGAACTGTAGTTACAGGAATAACTAAAAATCTATCAGTAGGAACTTCTCTGGCATCCAACATCGCTTTTGTTACTGCAGATTCACTTTCAAAATATATAACACTGCCTTCTATATTATTATCAAGAAAATGTTTACATATACCAAGTGTGAAAAAGGTTTTACCTGTTGAACTTTCTCCCGCAATAGCGGTAATCTTATTAGATGGTAACCCACCCTTTATATCTCCTGATAAAAGTGCATTTAAAGTGTAACATCCTGTATCCACATATTCATCTATGTCTGCAGTATCTATTCCTTCAACCGCAATCGAAGCATATGGATTGTCCGCAATAGTTTTTGCTCTACTCAAAAATGTCATAATTATTTTTCCTTAATTAATTTTCGTACTTGATTAAAAAGACGTTTTTTATTGTGCCTTCTATCCAATTCTACATTAAACTCATCACGAGCAAATGCTTCAAGTTGTTTTTTAGTCATGGATTCAATATTTACTTCAGCTGGTTCAATTTCTATTGGTTCATGATTTATAGGTATTTTTGGTTTTTTTGTGGATTCAGCATAGCCACTTCCAATAAACCAAGCTTTCATTTTATTTAATATATTCATTTTTTCCTTTCATCAAAAAAAATTTTCTAATGTTGATTTTCTTTCAGTTTCCCATCCAATAGTATCAAGAATGATTTTAAGTGGATCAAGAAACGATTTAGTAAATTGTAAATCATAATCTATATACTTTTCCAATTTAAATTCTTTAGGAAATGTATTTAACATAGCAATGACATTAGCTGTTGTAGGATTTGGAACTTTAAGATAAGTATATTTAATTTTTTCACCTTCTTGAATAGCTTGATATTTTCTTCCCAAACTATTTTTGTGAATCATATCATTATATATGATTGCTCCACGAATATGAAGTGGAGTTCCTTTTTTATAAAGTTGATTAGAATCATAATATTTATTAACTCCTTGAACTGACCTTGGAAAAGAAATTTCTTCTATTGGAAGATTTTTAAAATTCCCTTTAAACTCTTCAATGAAATCCAATAACGTTGATTCATCCTTATTCATAATAATGCTAATTGCATCTCTCAATTTATCACGACACGCAGAAGGAGTTGATGATTTAACTGCCTCAATGCCCATCATTTTAATTTTAGGTTCTTTGTAGCGAACACCCTCATTATCATAAACATTCAACATATATCTTTTTTTAGATGTCCAAATGCCTTTATCTGAAAGTCCTTCGCGCTTCATAAACATTTTCTGTTCATAAGCATTCATATATTCAAATAAATTCTGAAATGACTCATTAATCACTTCCTGAATCTTACCCTCACATACTTTATCAAGAAAATTAATAACCTTTTCTTTGTCAATTTCATCTTTAAATACGCTATTAACCAATTTATCAAGAACCACATAAATTGAATCTGTATCACTAGCAATAACATAATCCTCATTGTCAGTTTTTAATAACTTATTTAAGAAATTATTAACATCTCTCTCAATCCATTGAATAGTTAATTGTCCAGATTTAGTGACCGCCTCCGCCTGTCTAGTATCATAAAAACGAAAATATTGATTACCCAACGCTCCATATGCAGAATTAAGTGAAACCTTTTTCGCCATTTGTAAATTTTTAAATTTATCTACTCTATTAGAAATTGCTTTAGTTTTATTTTTCTCATATTCTATTAAAGCATCTATCATTTGCTTCTTATACTGAACACGATCATCATACATATTCTGCATCATTTTTGGAAGAAACCCATGAATATCTCTTCTAAAAAAGTGTCCATTCGCTGCCATACACAAATTATATTTCTTCAAAATAGAAGAATCTATTTTACGATTTAATAAATTATCAACAGTTATTTCATTCTTTAATTTTTGAATATCTGCTGGTAATTCACCAGTTATTAAAGTTTCTGGCGAAATATTATATTGCATAATAAGATGCGGATACAAACTATTTAAATCAAAAGAAACAACCCAATCATGTCTTCCAATTTGTGGATCTTTTACATATGCTCCCGCATATGCATGATCTTTAAATTTTCTTTCTTTTTGTGGAATAACAATGTCATTTTGTCTTAAATAATTAAAGGTGAGAATATCCCACATTCTTACTTGTTTAAACACATCATCATAATTTGTTTTTCCATCATAAGCAAGAACGACAGCCTGTTCAACTAATTTCTTTTTTTCCTCAATCTGTTCAATCAATTCTACATCTTTAATATTATAATCAATAAACTTTTGATGATCAAGTTTATAAAGTTGATGTAATGTATCATATTCTGAATAATCTAATTTAGCCTCTCCCAATTCAACATTAGCAATATGATCAAGTCTATAAGATTCTTGATTGACTAAGGTAAATTTTTTGTATAAATCCAAATAATCAAGTACTGAAATGCCAGTTAGATTATATGTCTGGTTATATTTTCCTCCAAGACCCATAACTTTTGATTCTCTAACAAAGTTCCAGGGCGATAATTGTTTTATATATTTTTCACCAAACAAATTTACAAGTCTATTCACAATATATGGAATATCAAAAAACTTAATATTCCATCCAGTTATAATATCAGGAGATATTCTTTTCCAATGTTCTACAAATGCATAAATTAATTCTTTCTCTGATTCACATTTAACATACTCAATATCTTCTCTTGTATTATTATAATCTCCACAACCAATTACAACAAAATCTTTTCCACATTTCATTGATATTGCGGTGATCTCTTCTTTTGCCTCTTCCGGTTTTGGGAATCCATGTTCAGAAGCAACCTCAATATCAATATACATTAATTTAATTTGATTAAAATCATATGCAATTGTTTTAGGATATTCATCAGAAAGATGACAATACATCCAACTAGTATATCCGTAGATTTCAAAATTTTCTACAGTATCATACTTATTCATAAACTCTTTGGCATCAGCAATGTTTCCAAATTTCATTTTGGATACTGATTTCCCACTAAGAGTTTTATATTTTGATTTTTCTTTTGAAGGGATAAAAAGTGTTGGGGCGTATTCTATCTTATTTTTAAATGGTTCTCCATTCTCAATACCACGCTCAAGAACAAAGTTTCCATACTGTGAAACATTTGTATAAAATTTCATTTATGTTTTTTATGTGTATTTCTAGTGTACATAATATATTATATCAAATAGAAGACTCTTTGTCAAGACAATAAAATCTTTTTAGATTCCCATAAGGCCTTTGACATATTTTACTTTTCCTTTTTGCTTTAAGGCTGTTAAACAATTCCCTCGATTTGATCCATCTCTTTTATAAGAACAATGTATCCATCCTGAATTAGGATCTACACCATTATAAAATTCAAGAATTAATTGATCAAATTCTAGATTATCTGCTATCCATTTAGCAAGTTTTGGATTAGAAATTTGATAACTTTCAAAATCAGCAGCTTCTCCATTGCAATGCTGACTCGTTTTAGACCCACCCACTTTTGAATTGAGTGTAGGAGAACGATATCCAGAATTTAAAGTAATAACTCCGTGAACTTCTCTTATTGGTTGCAATACTGCATGAGCAAGTACTGATAAATTAATTAAATGTTCAGTAGTTGCCGGAGCATTATCAATTCCCAATCTTTCTGCTGTAGCACTTTTTATGAATTCATTTAAGTGAAAATTCTTACTTAGTCGTAAGTTTTCCATCATTGTCTCCTTTTTCGATTTCCTTTGGATATGGCAAAATAGTATAAGTTAATTTCTTTATTAGTTCCCTTTTACGTCTTTTATTTGCATTAAAGACAACATATCTAAACTTTAAAGATCTCTCTCTTCTATATATATTTTCTTCTCCAAACATCTCTATGAGCTTTTCTACTCTGTTCTTTTGTCCTCTAAATTTATCAGTAATACTTGCAGGATGTAAATCCAAACCTTTTATTGCAAGATCTGAAGTATGTCTTTTATTCATTCCTATGTAATGCCAATTCGATGATTGATAAACTGTGCCCAAATGGTTCATTGATGAATCGGCATAAGATATTATAATCTCTTTATCCAATTTTTTAATTGAATTTGAGATAAGAAAACTTTCTCCATTTTTAGGTACAGCATCGTCTATCCAGAGTCTTGTCAACTCATAGATATTATTCATTTCATCCGCACCACAAAGGGATTTGAGGATTGGATTATAGGCGGGAACTCCGTAGCAAACGACACCCTTTAATGTTCCTCCAAAGAACCCACCTTTTTCAAAAATGCCATAAGCCTTAGAACATGGGGCAACACGATGAAGATAATGATTTTTTATCACTATATCCAATGCTGCTCTTGTTTCTATGGGCTCGACTGTATAATCAGCCTTTGATAGCTTTTCTTGCTTTTCCGCCGATTGGGATCTCACGTGGTTTCTTGTAATCAGGGATGATTTGCTCCAAATGTATTGTTAACATACCATCAACAAGATCCGCATCTTTTATTTCAACATCATCAGCAATTGTCCAAGAACGTTTAAATGTTCTTGTTGCAATTCCTTGATGTACAAATTCATGGGATTCATTTACAGTTTGTTTCTCATTAGAAGAAACGGTTAATACACCATTCTCAACATGAACAGAAATATCATCTTTTGAAAAGCCTGCTACAGCCATTTCAATTAGATACTTATATCCATCTTTTTTGAGATTGTATGGGGGAAATCCACCACTATTGATTGAATGATGAACTGTACCAAGATCATCAAATAAACGATTAAATATTCCATCAAATCCGACAGAAACATTTAATGCTCTTTCTATATCTTGGGGTCGTGCGAATGGAAAATTCGCGAGTGCGCTAGTTGTTACCATATATCCTCCTTATAAAGCGAGGTTAATAAATTACCCACTCCATAGCACATGGCAGTGGGTTTGAGTTATGAGGTTTTCACTATGAACAACCTCAGTCGCGCCAACCTTCTCCTTTTAAGAGATGTTCGCAGCGATGTTTAAAAACTATCCAGATTAATTCTATAAATGAATCCGCAACATAAGTGCCAGATCCTTTAACGGTTAGTTTAAATTCTTTTTTCATAATCTATTTATATCGCAAGTCCAGAAATTCCAGTAGAAGGGCCCTTAGAAGGTTCAGATTTTACATCTGTTGAACCAAACCCACCTTCTCTTTCAGTTTTTTGTCCTGGTGCTTCTTTTACTTCCGTGAGAGAATATTTATAATTTTTAATTAATTCTCCTTGAGCATATCTAGTATTATTAAAAATTTGTCTGGCGGTGTTATTTGCATTATACAATATTAAATAACATGGATCTACATAATCACTATCGACTACTCCTTCTCCATTTCCTAACAATAATCCATCTCTTAATGCAACACTAGATCTTATATGAATTCTCACAGAATGATCTTTTGGAATATCAAAAGTCAGCCCTGTAGGAACTAACATACGCTCTTGTGGGTATATTAGTACATATATATTGCCTTGTGAATCTCTTTTAGTTTGTCTTGCTTGTTTTGCTTCTTTATCATCTAACCATAAAGATATGTGTCCATCATCAAAATGTGAATATATGTCAAAGCACGCAGAACCAGTAGTTCCAAATTCTGGACTTAAAATATTTTCAGACTCTTTATAGTATTTCAGACTCGGTATTGCCATCTTCACTCCTTCGCTTATTTCCAATATTATATTTTGGCATCAATGACCATTGATCCTTTTCCTTATAAGAAATTATTCTTAATTGATTCAATGATACTTTATCATCTTTTATTTTATCTACATCAACAATTTCTAATAATTCCCATTCTTCTAATAAACAAGCGATAGTATTTCTTCTCGCTTTATCATTTTCGGAAAAATTCGAAGGTTTACCATCTAAAGAAAATAATTCCTTAAAATGGACAATGTAGTACTTTCCTTGTTTATGGAGGATGTGACAAGATTGATAGAGGATTTTCTCTTTTTTCGACGCTATACCTATTCTGGTTAACGTCTCTTTAACTTTTAAGAAATCGTCTGGATTCGCCAATTCAATCTCAATTAAATCCTCGACAGTATTAAACATAATGACTCCCAATAGTATAGTAATTATATGAAATTATTTATAATTTACTTACTTTTGGTAGTTCCACCCTGTTCAAATGCTTGTTTTATTTCATTGTATTGATTATCAGATATTATATCAGATGCGTCCTTTGCCTTCTGATTAGAATAATTAAAATATTGTTTTATTGTTTCTATTCTTTCTAATTTTTCTGATTTAGCCCATTTTGAAAATCTTTTCTTTTTTCTAATAGAATATAATAAATAATCATTCTGCATCCTTTTGCTCGATTCATGTCTAAGATTCATCTCATTTGCATAAAGAACAGTATCAACAAAATAACTTAATCCTCTATTGATAATAAAAGAATTATAATCCTTTTCAATGATATTCTTATCATCATCTTTAAAAAGATTCTTTTTTCCAAAATTTATATCATTTATAAATTCAAATGGATTCATCATTATCCTTATAACAATAATATTCAGTTTGTCCATCCCACTCTAATTCTATTGTAGGATGATTTCTTAAATATTGTCTATATGGTGAAAATGTAATACCAACTCCCCACCCAATATGTTTCATAATTTCATTCTTACTTACTTTACCATGTCTATCAATAAATGTCAAGATTTTTTTAATTGCTTCACTCTTTTCTGTTACAGGAGTCAAACCAGTAGTCGCCTTATTAATCATATCATTATATGATTTGATTCTATTTGACCACGCCATCACATCTTTTGAATAATTTAAAGTAGCTGTTGCAAACATATTTCTATCATCCAGATCATTTAAATAATGATTCATTAAACTAACCAAGTCATCTTTTGTTTTAAATTTTCCTGACATATTCAGTGGTGAATCTAATCCACCAAACAATTCTGCATTTTCTTCACTCTCTTCATACAGATATGGTAATCCTTGTGCCATTCCATCTTGAGCGGATATAGCCCAGCGGTTTCCACATAAAATTCCAAGATAACTTTTATTTAATTTTGCTAAATAAGGTTCCTTTAATGATACCCCCTCTATGTCAAAATATTCCTCATCCTTTTTATCTGCTAAAGAACACCAGACAGTAAAATCTTGTCTCAATTTTCTTAACTCGCGAATCGCTTCTAGAAAAAATGGATAATTTCTATAATTATTTAAACGATGATTAAATACAATTGTTTTATTTGGCTCTTTACATATATCTTTCGCAATATCTTCATCATTTACACCAATATAATGTGGTTTCATAATAGAAGATAATTTCTTTATAGTTTCAGAATTAAACCACTGAGATGCTTCATTATTAATAATATTTCTTATTTGTGTTTGAGTATTTAATCCACACTCCAACATCTCCAATGTTCCTTGTAAATTATATGACAAATACGTTCTAGCATATTTTGCGAACTCTTTAGTTTCAGTCCAGTGACAATATCCAATAATTGGGAGTCTTCCAAAATGGGTAGCATTAGATAAAAAATTTGATATATTAACAGTCCACTCTGGCAATTGTGAAAATACAAAATCAAAATCTTTATGTTTCCAATCAACAATCTTCAACCACGCATTATGATCAAAGTATCCCCGCATTGAATTTGGATAAGTTGGTAATCTAAGATTGGTATATTGTACCACATTAGGAATATTCAAAAGACGAGAATATGCAGTAAGTGGAACATGCCAAATCAAATCATCTCTGATTTTATTAAGTTCTCTAACCAAATCTGAAAAAAACTTAACAAAAGAATCTTTATCAATATCTTTTTGGTATGTTATATTTGGTACAACTAAAACTTGATAACAGTCTCTTTTTATTTCAATGTCATCAAATAAACTCATCTTATTATATCAATTTTATCAATATTATCTAATGTCCAAAATTCTAAATCTTTTCTCAACCTACCATCTGCCTTTATATTTTCCCATCTTTTCTGAGCCTTCTTTTTCCACCAATTTACAATATTATCAAAATAAAAATTATCAAAATTTGGTTTTTTGATCAACTCACCAGTATTACCAAAAATATAATCTTTAGTATTTTCATACCCATAATCAGAAATATAATATCTTTTTTGAGTAGTAATTGCCATTTTCTCTTTAACAATTTTCAAAAGATTATTATATTTTTCTGTATCATATTTTTTTAAATGTTCTTTAAGAATAGAAAGTATTTTTCCTTGTGTGCGGAACTTTCTACTTGTTGGAATCGCTTGATCATCTTGAACCAATGGCTTTCCATCATTCTTCTCTTCAAGAAATACTCTTGTTTTCTTATACACTTCATCAGAAAGATTTAAAAGTAATTTACTTTCTGTATTACCTTTATGTCTAATATAAGGTTTCAATCCATCATACTGACTCATATTTTTAATTGAACCATATAATGATGTTGTTTCAAAAAACAATGCCTCCATTTCATCATATTTGTTATTTACAAATTCTCTCAATTCATGACAAACACAAATTAATGCAATTAACTTTCCGCCAAGACAATTAAATCCAAATGGTTGTGATGGCACAATATTAAATCCATTAACAAAATGTTTATTAGCAATTTTTAGTGGGGTTTGTTTACATTGAAAATATACATTTCTCGGTTTTATATTAATAACTGGTGAACCTAATTTAATAAATCCTACAAATTTTCCAGTAGTTTTTTCTCTAATACCAAAACGAGAAGACCTGCCAGGGGAATTGTCAGCATTAAAACTCGCTGTCAATTCTAACAAAGTGGTGTAGTCTTTTGTTAATAATTTCCCCTCGGCAGGTTTATCTGAAGTATGGACAATTTCAAATTCCATATCTTCAGGGGCAAGTTCCGGAGAATTAAAGAGATCATCCTCAGGACCAAGCCCAAATAGCGAAAGAGAGCTTGGTAGCCCTTCTAACCTCTTTCGCTTTTTATATCGATAATATGTTTCTATATCAGCAAATTCATCATAAAATCCAATATAATCTTCGTAAATATTTAAAGTTTCTTCTTTATTTAAATTCAACATCAGACATTACTTCCGTTAAACATGCTACCATATTTAATTCTTGGTCTGCGACAAAAGCCGCCTTATATTGATAATCAGCAAGTGATAGTATAATTGAAGGTAATGAAGTTTCAACTGCTGTAAGACTCAATGCGTCATATAATTTTTTAAAAATCTTTGTAGAATCATTATCTAAATTTTCAGTAACCCACCTTCTCATATCATTAAACTTTTTCTGTTTCAACATTCCTAATAAATTATCTATTGACTGATCAGAAATTGATGAAAGAATTCCAACATCAATTTTACCAGAAGAACCATACCGCTGAAGTTCATTCAAAACTCTGCGGAAATCTGGAAAAAATTTATTAATTAATTCAGCAACAACCTTCTCTTCAAATTCAATATTTTCTTTTTGTAAAATAGAAACAATTCTTTTAAAAAAATCTGATGCAATGGTTGGAGAATCCTTTTTACTAATTTTATAATCAATAACCGCACATCTTGAATGTATTGGTTCAATAATTCTATTTTTAAAGTTGCAAGTAAAAATGAAAGAACAATTAGAAGAAAATCTTTCTATAAATCCTCTCATAGCAGGTTGAGTTGATGCGGGATTAAGATAATCCGCCTCATCAATTATAACAACTTTTCTTCCTCCCGTCATAGAAACAGAAGAACAATATTGGTCTAATTTAGACCTTAAAAGATCAATTCCAGATTCTTCAGAACCATTAATAATAATATAATCAGATTCGGTTTCTCTACATAATGCAATTGCGGAAGTTGTTTTACCAACTCCTGCTCCACCAGAAAGCAAAAGATTTGGCACATGATTATTATCCACAAATTCTTGTAAAGAAGTTTTAATGCCATTGGGGAGAATACAGTCTTGTATTTTCTGAGGACGGTATTTTTCTACCCAAAGAATATCTTTATTCATTTACCAACTTTTGTTTCAGTAATTTCTATAAATTCTAACGTTTTATTTTCTTTCACAATTTCAGCTTCAGCAGTAGCTTCTTTTTTTGTTTTAAATACTCTAGTTAACGTCATTTTTGTTCCAACTCTTCTAAAAACTATATTAAAAAGTTTGGTTTGTTTTTGTGTCTTTTTCTTTTTCTTTGCAGCCACGATGCCTCCTAATTAAATTTTGAAGAAGATTCAGTAGCAATCCAATACTGAATATTTACTCCCTTTGCTTTAAAATGTGCAATACCTCTTGAAGAGATTTGAACATCATAATCATCTCTCATTAATTTTATGTTTTCATGTTTGAAAACAACTTGAAAAGTTTTATCTGTCGTACCAACTTCAATTCCCAACTCATCCGTTGAAGAATTGTTAACATCCATTACAGTAAGTTCCATTTTAGAACCATTTCCAATCACACCAACTTCAGGAAGATGTAAAACTGCAGACGCTCTCATAAGAGAATCTAAATCAACTTGAGTTAAGGTAAATTTGATTTCAGCTTCCGGAAATTCAATCTGTTTTTCAGGTGGGGCTACAAACATTGATGGATCAGCATATACGTACTTCACTCTCTTGTTACCCTCAATTATTTTAACATGATCAGAATTAAAATCAAAAGTCGCTTTATTGAACATTGCTAAAGTTCCAAGAAACTTATTCAATTCATAAACAGCGAAATCTTTAGGAAATTCTTCAGTAACTTCTGCTTGTGCGAGAATATTTTTTTGAGGGGAGACTGTTTTGAGAATTTTTCCTTGTTTAAATGCAAGAGATTGATTAATCTCAGAAAAATTCTTTAATATATTTTGTGTTTCGGTAGATAATTCCATAATATTTCATCCTATTAAATTATTGTTTAAACTTATATTCTATCATTAGATTTCTAATATGTCAAGTTATAATTTATTTTATTCTCCTTTTGGGAGATTTTTTTCTATTTTTATTTGACAGTTTACCAAGTTTCTCTTTTCTTTCTTCATGAAATGGTCTGGTTTCTAAATCCATTCCATGAGACGCATATTGTAATTTTCCAAGATCTTTCATTGTACCATGAAAAACATAATGTCCAACATGCTGTATTTCCATCCAAGGGCATAACCAAGTTGATATACCAATCTTTCTAACCATTTGACAAAACATATAATCTTCTGAAAGATAGCGATCTGTTTTATTTGAACTACCTCCAGGCATCCATTGATCATTATCTATGATAGTATCAAAATATGCATGAATATATCTATCTCCTGAAAAATGTTCTGTTCTATTATGATCTGGTTTATAACTAAGTTCTGGATAAGCCTTTCTATATTTTTCAAATACAGAACGATGTATCATCATAAATCCTGTTCCAACTTCCAAAACTTCTAATGGTTCATCTAATTTTATCTTTCCATCTTTGGTAGTTCCTGCAGGATTAAATACGAAATCTCCTGTATATTTTTCTAAGTCCATTGGGGTCGCATCACCCAAACCTCTATCAACTGCGTTACGAACTTTCTCCCAAGCAATTGTTTTTTTAGGATATGGCCCGCCAACAATTGATTTTTCTTTTCCATCACATAAAACTGCAAGAGAAATTAAATCTTCAGGATTAAAAGCGATATCAGAATCAATAAACATTAAATGTGTATATTGTTCAGCTCTCAAAAATTCATCAACTAGATAATTTCTTGCTCTGGTAACTAAAGATTCATTAAACAAATAAAAAAACTTTAAATCCATACCATATTTTGTAGCAAGCGTAACAGTATCTATAGCAGATCTTGTGTACATTCCTGAACACATTCCACCATACATAGGAGTTGCTACAAAGACGCGCTTTTTTCTTAACTCTTCAACTTGTATTTTTATTTCCATAGGCCACTTTCACTTGAGCATTAAAAAGAGTGACAATTTAACTTATCACTCTTTATTTATTACCATGCTTTCAGATTATCATCTTCTGCTGAAATATTATCATGGTCAGATTCAGAAAGATCTCTTTCGGGTTCCGCTGATACATCAGCATCGACTTTAGTATAAAGATCTCTAAATGATATTTTTGTTTCATCATCAAATCTATTAATACAAAGATCAATAGACTGTAACCGGTCACCAAAAATCGAATACGCTTGACAAATATGTGCCAGACGTCGTGTTGCGATAATTTCATCACATCCACCATCATAAAAGGTCTTACGAATAATATCAGACCAATTTACAAGTTTGTTCGCAAAATCTTGATCAGGACATCCAAGTGAACTCAAAAGTTTATTGACAATATTTTTCTCAATAGCGATTGAAGGATATTCCTGTTCAACTGTGATTGGAAAACGCTCAAGAAACGCCTCATTCATAATGTTGGTTCCAATGAATCTTCCATCTTCACTTCCCTTACCTTTAGTATTGGCAGTTGCTACAACAGTAAATCCGTGTGAAGGTTTTACCCAGCGATTTACTTTTTTCAAATAAACGCCTTTACCCTCAAGTACAGGTTGAATACATGCAATCTTCATAGTCGCATAATCAATCTCATCCAAAAGTAATACCGCACCACGTTCCATTGCTTTTACTACAGGACCATCTTCCCAAACAGTTTCACCATTCACTAAAGTATAATGCCCAAGTAAATCATCTTCATCAGTTTCAGAAGTGATATTAATTCTGAAAAGTTCTCTTTTCAATTCTGCTGAAACTTGCTCAACCATTAAGGTTTTACCATTTCCAGAAAGTCCTTGAACCCAAACCGGATAAAATTTTCCAGATTTGACAATTCTCGCAAGTTGCTTATAAAATCCAAATTTTACATAATTTGGATCTTTTTCAGGAACATAAATTGGAGTGTTATCAATCACAACTTTTTTCTCAACATTAACTGGTACAGGTTCCAATGTTACCTCGGGGGTTATTGGAACAACTTGAGCCAAACTCGGCCCATCAAAATTTGGAACCTGAAACTGGTTCCTAGCAACTCGATAGTTTGGATTTACAAACCATGTTGCTGTTTTTCGACCCATCTCTTTTGAAAGTTCAAGAGCCTCAACTTTGGAAAGTACATTCCTTCCATATTTTTCTTGAGCCTTCTTAAAAAATTCTATTTGGTGGTCTTTATATGTATTCATCATATCCTCATTATATATTGGTTAACTTTCTCTACTCAATCTCAATTACACTTATATTATACCAGGTTTCAGGCACAATGTCAAGTTTTTTATGCCGCAATCATATCAATCATTTTATTTAAAATGACTCGATTGGTCAGCTTCCCACCAACCATCTTCTTAAACGCAGTTCTAATTTGTCCTTTAGAAGATTCTGCGGTTAAATTATCCAGATTTGCATCTTCAACATCTGACATCTTATTAGTATTGATGTAATATCTTTCATCATATCCTGAATCATTTTTCATCGCGATACTTCCATTCTTTTTCCATTCTTTTTCCATGTTCTGCATCGCATCCCATTCAAATTGATATCTTCCACGCTGCTTAAACCACTTACGGTCTGCCAAAAAGAATCCAATTACATTAACTCCAGTTGCTTCTCGAAGAAGATTCAAATAATCAGAAGTTCTTCCTGAACCAATATCTACTTGTTTTCCATTCGCACATTTTATAAAAACTCTTGCTCCACTACCATAATGCTTTTCCTTTGGTTTTAATGGATAAAAATTCACAGACACGAGGGACATATCTTTTTCTTCTCGAATAAGACGACTATTACATCTACGAGATTCTCCATCAGTCAAATATACAGTATTGACAATCTCCGCTCCCGTACGCTTTTTAAATTCTGGAACAATTGTTAATGAAGTCAAAATTGCTTCGTCTAATGGTGTTCCTCCAAGATGATAACCTTCAGGAGTTTGCAACCACTTTTTTTCTCTTGAATATGAATAACGATATACAATCGAATGACCGAGACCAAGAAAATATTTTGCACCTTTTTGAAATTCTCTCTTATTCATTCGACTTGAAAGAAGATTTAAAAGTCTAAAATTTCCAATAGATTGTACATTTTCTCCAGCATTACGAATTTTATCTTCCCATCTTTCATCTTTTAAATTTTTATTAAAAGCCATAGAAGAACTATCAGTAAATGCATAAACTTCAAAAGAAATCTGAACCTTTTCACAAAATGCCGCAAGAACTAAACATTGTTCAACAGTTTCAAAAATGTTCTGATGCATAGAACCAGACCAATCAATGAAAAGAAGTAGTCCATGACTTTTTCCATCAGGAACTACTGTCATCTTCTTAAAAATATCTTCACTATAGCGATACTTAAACAAAGTTCCAGAATCAATAACTCCCGTCTTCGCTGTAAGAGAGCGGGAATGCTGAGTTGCCGCTTTCTTCATTTCAAATTCTTTTGCCAAATAATTAATAACTTTCTGATGTTTTTTTCTAAATTCAGACCAAAGGTCATTAAAAATATCAAAAGTAGGGCCGGAAGTTACTCCCCAACCAAGTCCGGCTTTCGAACCACCACTTCTTTCATACTCATCATATTCTTCTCCATATCCCCAAGAACCGCCACTCTTCGCAGTTACTTCTTCGATGTCTTTAAAAACTCTTTTGTAATCAACAACAAAATGATCTAAATTAGCTTTTGCTGCTTCCAAATAAAGATAAGATGTCTTTTCATTGTCTTCAGTATTTTCTAACAAATCATCTTGACGCTTCTGCCATTCATTATCAGTAAAAGAAGAAGGTTCAAATTCATCTCCAGGATGACCAGTTCCACCTTCTAATCCAGAAGACATTTTAGTTTCTTTTGATTTTTCTTTTTCTTCTTCTGATTCAGAATCGGAATCACTTGATCCATTTTCTTCTTTTTCTTCATCTTCTTTTTCAGAATTTTCACAATTATCTACAGGAGAATCACAATCTGATTCTTCACTATTTGATTCATCATTTTCTTCTCCGCCATCATCTTCGGGTGGAGTCATTAATGGTTCTTCATTAGATTCCATTTCTTCTGACATTTGACTATATTCTTGATGCTTATCAGTTTCAGATTCATTGGATTTCGCATAATTCCAAAGAGCCTCAACAGCTTCCAAAACTTCTTCAAATGTTTCGGTTTCTTCTACCATTCTAACATATTCACGTTCTTCTTCTGAAAATTGTATATTCAATGCGGAACCAAGTTTGGTATGAAGATTAATTTTATCAATCAAAGGCAATGTATCAATATCATACCCATGAATACCAAAAAAATTTTCTTGAAGGAGTTTCCCATATCCTTGAATCATTTGTTTTCCTGCTCCAGGAAATTTTCTCTTAATCTTCTTTTCAATACGGGCATCTTCTACAATATTGATAAAAGACCTATATCCCTTACCTCTATCACAAGGAGCTTGGTGCCATCCATCTTCAGGGGTATATCTCGCATGACCAACTTCATGTGAACACATCAAGTCATATACAGGACCATCCATCCATTTATATACTGGAAGAAGAAGAGTTCTATTTTTCAGATCAAACATGGCGGTTTGATAATTACCATGTTGAACATCTAAGTTCTCTTCTGCCATCAATTTGGCAACCATTGATTTTGTTTCTCTTAAATCTGACATAATTTATATCTTTTAGGGTTATCTCTCATTTCTCATTATCTAGTTATATTATATCAGGTTTCAGGCACAATGTCAAGTTTTTTAATCGAATATTATTTACCATAAAGGTTGTTGTTGTCTTTTTTTATTCTTAGATAAAGCCTTACCTAATCCATAATCTTCTTGAGAACCTGACCGCCTCACATCTAATGTAACACAATGCCAACCGGCGTCCCAAAAAAATCTATGCCTGTTAGGTACTACTACTGGTTCAATTCCAACCGCTTTAAACTGTTTAAATAATTCTTTATTATAATTATTACATATCATCATTCCTTCGTTGACCATTAAAACATTTACATCAAAGACAGTTTCTATCATCTCACCTACCCAATGATTTAAATAGGTATCAACAAATTCTTGAAAATGTTTATTTTTTTCTTCTCCTGGCAACCACCATTTACCTTGATTTTGATATTTTATTTTTTGGAACTCCTCAGGTGTAGCTAAATCCTCAACAGTATCACATGCTCTAATTTCTGTCCAAGATTTAGGTATAATTTCATCATAATATGTAACATGGAAAGATGACAAACACACTCCTGGTTTTAACATCGCAAAACAAGAATCATTATGTCCTCCAATATCAGAAGAAATATAATTAAAGTTTGGATATTTTTCTTCCATCCAATCGATTATGTTTACTCTTTCACTAACGTCAACTATACAGTCTTTACCAATTCTTGTTAATTGGGGAGCACAAAACCCACCAACCTTCCAAAAACCCATCCCGTCCGCTTTAAATTTTTCAGAATTAACAATATCAGGATTATCTTGAAACCATTTTTCAATATATTGATTTATTTCTCTTATGGGCCTTTCATCAATATTGTCAGGAATATAAGCATGCTTTTGTAATGATAAGCATTTCTCAAAATATGTTGTTTCAAAATATTCACAATAATTTTCAACTATATCTAAATTAACTTGATCACCATAAACTTTTTTAAACCATGCCATCCAAGGTCTAAAATTCCATTCATTACTAGTAAACAAAATATCATTGCCTACAGTAACAATATCATCTCTTGGATTCAGTGGTGGTACAGGTAATAAATTTCTACCTTTTTCATATAGATGGACGCCTTCTTCCTTCTCATTATATGGATTGGGTGTGGCTCCAGCAAAAAAACCTGCTTCACCTAATTCACTACAATAATCTAAAATATTATTCTTAAAACCTAATTCTACAGTTGAAGGTTTTTGACAAACAACTCCCATACTTTCTAAAGTAGATTTTAAATTTTGTAAATCTTCTTCAGTCTCAATAGCAATACGTTGTAAGCAATCTCTTATCTGAGTATTCTTAACGTCATTATAAAACTCTGGTGGAAACGCACTACCAATAACAATCTCTTCAAGCGGCTGAAATTCAGACCAGCTATTAACTTTATTCATGGATAATCCCTATATAAAAAATGTTGTATAGTTTCTACATCTACATACTTATTAAATCCTACATGACTGTGCTCAATGTTATCAACATCATTTAATATATTTGTCATTGCATCATCTAATTGTTGTAGGTTATTAAATTCCATATCAATACGAAATTCAGGTAAGTCCATACTACGAAACCCCAACTTCATTCTCGTAATTCTATATGTAACTAACTTTTCTTGTTTTACTAATGTGTCAAGAAACACTTTCATTTTCGAAACAAAAGACTTTGCATCAATGTCTTCGATATGATCAGCATAAATAGTGTAAACATCCATATATTATATATTATTTTATTATGTACTTTCGTCAAAAAATCGATTATTATTTTTGTAGGATTAATTTAAGTAAAACTAATTATTCATTATATGAATCCGCACAAATCTTAAATCCCGTTCCAACAAATCAAATCTTAGAGATATACAATACCTACTGTAAATATAAAAACTTTAAAAGTGTCATGCCCCTTTTTGCGGAAGAATTGTTACATGATCATGTACAAATAATAGGATACTTTGATAATACCAATTTGGTTGCCTTTTCATATCTATACATGCTTAATAATAAAAATGTTGAATGTAATCAATTTGCATGGAACTATGAAAATCCAAAATTAAGTTTAGGTATTAAAAGTCTCAAACATGAATGTGCATTTTATAAATCAAAAGGATATGAATATCTTTACTTGGGCGAAGATGATACATACAAACATCGAATAGATGGATTTGAAGCATTAGGTCCTATTGACGCCAATTAACTACATCTTCTAGATTTTGTTCACTCCAAACATCATAATATCCTTTACGTTTTAAACTCTCACTAAACATTTGTATGTTACTTAATTTTTGCTTAAAAACTAAAGGGTATTTGCCATTGTTCATTACAACCCCATTTATTTCTTCAATATCATCAGGATGGTCTTCCAGACAAACAATGTCTTTCGGCATTAAAAAAGAATTTGCAAGCTTAACTTGTTCACTCAAATAATCACTAGTAACATTTGGTGTATGTATAATACACAAATCATAATTATTATCCCATTCTAATGAACACAAATTGTCCAACAAATTCGTATCAAATTCACACCATACAATTTTATTATCAATCACAGCCTGTCTAGCATATGGACAAGGTGGCCAGTTATTTAATCCACTATTATTAACGCTAACAAATTCTTCTATCCACTTTAAGATATATTCTTTTACATCATGCATCATTTAAAAAATTTATTTAAATTTGATTCGCTTCTATATTTAGCTATATTTTTCTTATTATATTCTAATTCTTTTGTTAAATCAAATGGCATTGTTTGAGTCTTTGCATATTTTGTTTCACCAGGAAGTTTTACTGTCCATTCCAAATCTGTATGTTTAGGATGATTCAATCCCCACACAACTGTTGATTTTTTCAAATATTTTCTATCTTTCTTAGTCATAGGATAAATGTATCTGAATTGCTTTCCTTTAACTCTACTCAATTTCAAATCCCTCAATTGTTCAAAATTGGGTCTATGACCATACTTCAAACCTTCTTTATTTGGTAGAATTCCTTGTAGAGTTCTTGGATGTACTTTCTCGCCAGTTTCAGTAACATAGGTATCTGTTATAGAAAATCCACCATACAGAAAGTTTGCAGCCTGATACACATATCCTGGCTTACCTACGATTCCATCTGCCCATGTAAAAAGATATTTGATATCTGTATTTTCTCTTAACCACTTAACTGCCATTGACAACATTTGTGATTCACTATTTTTAGGCATAGAATCATCCATACACATTTTACCAATTTCATAATAATCTTTTGTGTTCAATTCTGGAAATAATGCTTGAATTGTATGTTTTGGTCTTGTGCCCCAACCAAATGTGATCACACCTACTAATTCTTCTTCAACAAAACATCCAAGAAAATATTTTGTAAGTCTTGGCATTACTGCAGAATAATGTCTATCTGCGACAAATTCAGATGCAGTTATTTTGTGTAATTGTTTTAATAACATAATATATGGTGGAGCTGACAGGGATCGAACCTGCTACCTCATCCGTGCAAGGGATGCGCTCTCCCAGTTGAGCTACAGCCCCTAAATTGGTATGAGTGAATCTTCCCAATTAGCTAACAGTGATCCTGAATTGGGATGAGTGAGAACTTTAAACTCTCCTAAACTATCCCAAACCCCATCTATTAAATTTGGTTTTTTATTAAAAACTGTAACAGATCCGTCTTCATCTTTAGCCATCCATTTCCAGTTATTTTCTAAAGAGAATTTTAATTCAATAATCTTGTTCTCTTCCTGTAGATTCTCCATTTGACCTCATTGTTGTGTAATTGTTTGAGTTTTCTTCATATATATCTGATATTGCGTCTTCCCAATCCTCATCTTCTTCTCTGTTAAAAAAAGGTAAGTGACGCAATACATTATTCATTCTTTGTTTTTTGTGAAATTGCCTTTTGTCAATTTTTGATTTAGACATCTCTCCTCATTTTTTTTAAATTATGTTTACGCTTTTTCATTGCTTGTTTTAAAATAAAATTAGAAACTTCCCAAAAATATTCTCTGCCCCTCACATGTTCCATTTCATGTTGAAATATTCTAGAAGAAAGACCATTAAAAACCGCCCCCTTTGTAGATCCATCTGAAACTTCAAATTGTGCCTTTATAGATTCTGATCTTCTTATTGCTATCTCCAACCCAGGATATGAAAGACATAATTCTCTAAAATACGTAGTTTCTTCACTGTATTCTATAATTTCAGGATTAAAAACAACAATTGGTTTACTATCCCAAATCATGGCAAATGCAGATAAATTGAGTCCTATTTGATTACTAGTTAATCCAATCCCTTCGTGCTCTCTCATATTTTCTATTAATATATTTGATAATTCTTCAGGATCTTGTTGTGGATTATTCCAATCAAAGGGAACTAACGGTTCACAAAGAATATCTGCTGTTTCTTCAACTAATGGTAGGATTCTCATAATCTACTATTCTACTAAAATAATTTTTCTTTTCAAATTTAATCATGTGTTTAAATTTTTCATAAAGAGATTCTCCCTTATGAGAGATAACAAAAGTATTAATATTTTTATCTAAACCATTTATCAATTTCAAAAATTCATCTGTTCCTGCTGCATCTAAGGAACTGTCAAATACTTCATCAAGTATTAATAGATTAGTGTTCATACTATTTTTGATTTTAGCGACTTGTCTCCAAGCAAATAATAATGCCAAATCAATTCTCATCTTCTCACCTTCCGAAAATGATGAATATGTAAAGTCATCTCTAAACCTAGATTTTATTGTTTCATTAAAATTTTCATCTAGATTAAATGAAACATAAAAATCTAATGCTGTAAGATTCCTCTGAATATACGTATTTATTATTGGTAAATAAGTTTTTATAATACGAGATTTAATTCCCCCATCTTTTAATAGAGATGTGGCAACCTCATGTATCTCTTTAACTGTAAATAAGCCTTTAACCTCTTCTTCATATTTATTTAAATTGTTCTGATAATCTGCTAATTTTTTTCTTTGTTCTTTAATATTTCCTGTCAGAGAAAGTTTAGATAATTCATCTTTAATCTTTTCAATATATTTTTGTATTCCTAAAATAGAATTTGTATTTTTTGAAATTTTTGATTGAAAATCTGATATCTGTTCAAGTTGTATAGAAATTTCATCTATTTTTGTTTGAGTGGTTTCTAATTCAGTTATCAGTTCTTTCAATCCACTCTGCTGTTCACCAACTTTATTTTTCTTAGTTTTAATTTGTTCAGATCTGAATATCTCATCTATTGATTGTTTACATGTTGGACAATCTGTATTTTCTTCATAAAAATGTATTTCATGTTCTTTTGACTGTATACTATCCTGAACCTTTTCTTTCAAAATGTCAAGTTTTTTCTTTCGAGTATTGATTTTATTAGAATCTTTAACAGACTCTATCAAAGAATTGGTAGATTGTTGGATTATTTCATTATCCTTATTATACGAATCTATTTGAATATTCGAATCATCTATTTTCTTTTGATTTTCTTCAATCAATTTTTGATTGTCTTTTTCAAGAGATGTTATATAATCATTTTGTACATTAATTTGATGATTTATTTTATCTTTTTGTATTGCCAAATCATCTAATTCATTTTTATTTTCAGAAACACGCTCCTTCAAAAGATTGTTCATTAATGAAAAAATTTGAATATCTAAAAGAGATTCAATAATATTTCTCCTATCCGTCAATTTTAATTGCATGAATGGAGTAAAGGATGCAGATCCAAGAATTACAACTTGTGTAAATGATTTATAATTAAATTGTAAAATTGTTTTCTCAAGATATTCTTGATAATCTCTAGAATGAGAGTCTTGATTTATTAATTTTTGATTACATTTTATTTCAAATATATTAGGTTTTATTCCCCTAGACACTTGATAAAAATTATTTCCAATTGAAAATTCCAATTCTACTAATGTTCCTCTTTCATTTGTAGAATTTACCAATTGTGGTTTATTAATATTTCTGAATGGTTTTCCATACAGCGCAAAGCATAGTGCATCAAGAATGGTTGATTTTCCAGAACCATTCTCTCCAATAATCAATGATGTTGTGGATTTGTCTAAAAGGATTTCGACGGGATTATTTCCTGTTGACAAGAAATTAGTCCAACGGACCTTCTTAAATATTATCATTAAGATTCATTTAAAAGTTGGGGACGAGAATCGTGTTCAAATCGATGCTCTCCACTTTCAATTCCTTGTCTTAAAATATCTATACAATATGCATTGAGCGTTACATTATTTTCATGTGCTAAAATAGCGAGCTTGATTGCGTCTTTATTAGGTAATGAAATGGGTATATTTGATTTTGTTTCTATCATTGGATTGCCAGGCCCGCATGCGGTCGGCTTTCTCTTTGGTTTCGTGCCTTTAATTGATTCTTCCTGTGTTTTTCGTCTTTGTCTTTCTATCTCATCCATATCATAATTGCTCATGGTTTCCTTTATGAAGTAATAAATTCAGTTTGAAGTGCTTCAGTATGTAAATCTCTCATTAAAATATCAAGTTCTCCTTTATTCACATTAGTTTCTAATGCTTCTATATATCTTGATACAATTGACATTGTGTCTTCAGACTCAATATCTTCTATAAGTTGATCAGATATCATACTATCAATATGTGTGTCTACTACCACCACACTAGATGGATCATTTTGCTCTATTCTTTGTATTAATTGTTCCATCAAGTAAGAGTCAGATTTCTTTTGGACAACTACTTTAACATAACAATTCTTATATTCAGAATAATCAGCATTTACTATATCAGTAAAATCTTTATCTGTATCATCATAATATATTTTTTTAAAAATTACCTTTTCATTTGGTATAAATTCTAACTCTCTTGATTCTGTATCAAAAATATGAAACCCCTTTTGATCTGCATAGTCTTGCCAAGTCATTTCATATGGATTGCCCAAATAAAATAAAGTTCCATTATCAGATTTATGATGAAAATGTCCACTTAATACAACATCAAATTTCTCAAATATATTTTTCTTCATTCCCTCTTGTGAATATACGCCACTATGCATTTCAAATCCATCTACTTGAAAATGACCAAACATTACTTGAGATTTTGTTTCTTTTATCGCACTAATACATTCTTCATAATTTTCATCATTAATCCAGGGCATGAACAAAATATCCAAAGTTCCAAATTTTACTTCTTTGGGAACATTATAAATTTCAAAATCATATTCTCGCAACAATAAATCTGTACTTGCTACATCATTTGTATTTTTATAATAAACATCATGATTACCTAAAATAAAATGACATGGATATTCTTGACATGGCTTGAAAAATTTTTCTCTCCAAGAAGATAGTGTATTGAAATTAATATACTTTCTTCTATCAAATAAATCTCCAAGATGAATTATGGCTTCTACTCCTCTTTCCTTTATTGTAGGAAAAAATTGATTTTCATAAAAATCCATAAAAAAATTATTAAAAATAGCAGAATCATTTCTTGCACCCGCATGGGTATCAGTTATCAGCGCTAGCTTCATCTTTTTCTTCTTTATATAATGGTGGTGTGGGTTTGGCTTTTTTGGATTTTTTTCTTTTATATCTTTCAAAATTATCTATAAAATCATAAATTTCTGAAAATTTTTCCATAGATACTTGATCTGTTGCACCTGTAGATTTTTCAGATGCAATATAATCAGCATTGTCTTCCAAAAATCTATTTTTATCAATCGTTTTATATTTAATATATAACTGTTTTTTTTCTTTTTGTATTCTTCTTAAAAATGCATAATATATAATTTGTGTGAAATATGCGAATGGATTTGATGATTTTTCAGGATCAAAATTATTAACATACTGCAAACAATTTTCTATACCATCAGATATCATATCTTCTCTAAATGCATAATTCATAAAATTTGGTCTATGAGAAAGCCTCTCTGCTATCAACATAAAACATTCTCCAATATAATCTGGAAGTAAAGGCGATTCTTCTCCTTTATCTTTTGTAATTAAATACTTATTTCTATATTCTTGGATTTCTTCTAAGAATTTTGCATTATTTACATAATGCTTTGATGCCATAATTAACTCCTTATAAATTTTTAAATATAACTAATTATATCATAGGAAAGGGCAAGAGTCAATATAAATCTTTTTACTATCCTTTAAACTTTAAATTTCTAATTTTATATGGAAAACTTTCTTCATTATACATTTGAATTCTTATTTTAAAATGATTCAATGTATAATTTGATTTACTTTTCCAAGATAGATCATCACTAATATCATAAAGGGTCGCCATTTCTTTTGTTTCACTTTTACGCAATCCTCTACCTATCGATTGAAGGTTCCTAATACGAGATTTAGAAGGACTAGCGAAAATAATGTTGTGAAGATTCCTAATGTTGACGCCGGTACTGTATACGCCATAACTGGCAATAATAATCGCGTTTTTTGATTTTTCTGTAATTCCTCTGAATTGTTCTCTTCGTTCGGCGTCGGTTCCGCCATATATAAAAAATATTCTTCGCTTATCATTTGATCCTTCCTTTATTGCTTCAAATAAAGACTTTCCATGTTTGATTAGAGAAAACAATATTAATGTATTCCCATTTAGCGTCAATGCTAGATTTTTAATGAAAGTTATTCTATTTTTATTAGTTATTAAATATTCAAGTTCTTCTCTATATTTTAATTTTTTTGCAGCCTCACATATATCATCACTATACTGTAATACTAAAGATTCTATTTTAAATGGTGATAGTATATTTTTATCAATAAGATCCTTTGTAGTAGTCGATTTAAAAACTCGACCAAATAACCCTTCTAAAACTAGTTTATGTGTCTGAGTGCCATCTAGAGTCCCTGTAGAGCCTATTCTATAGTCCGCATTTATGGCTTTAGTCATTATATTTGTTAATGATTTTGATTTAAATCCATGAGCCTCATCTCCAAATATTGCATCATATTGAGAAAAATATTCCTCTTTTAATTTATATATACTCTGCCATGTAGAAATGATAATAGGTTTTTCTGAAACCTTATCTTGTCCAGCAAAAACAACATGACAATTATCTCTATTAGACCATCCATTATTTATTGAATAATCTCCAAAATCATTATACATTTGTGATGTGAGTGACGTTGTGGGTACTATTAAAAGTATCTTCTTTTTATTTAAATGATCCTGTAAATATCTTATTAACAAATATATTATAAATGATTTTCCAGAAGCCGTCGGAGATACTAATAACATTCTTTTATAAATTATACCCGCCCGTATAGCATCAAATTGATAATCATGTGGATCAAATGGTAATTTTAAACTTACAATATAATCAAATAAATCACCATCCGTTATGTTATGGATATTATTAACATTTTCTTGACAAATACATGGATACTTTCTACCTTGAGCAAACTTCTGCACATAAGATAATAAACCAAAATAAAGTCTTTGGTCATGTACACTATATAATCTAATTTTTCCATCCCACAATTTTTCTCTAAATGCGGGCATGAATTGAAATCCTGGAACACTAAATGTAAAATAATCACACAATTCTTGTGCAACTGATGGATTTGTCTTTACTTTAATGTATGATTCATTTATTTTTGATACAAATAAAGTATCAATGTTCTGGATTTGTGAACTTGTGCCACTCGATTGCATTCTTAATATTCCATGTTCTTTGAGATATTTCTTTTATTATAGATTCGAGATATGTTATTTTTTGATTTTGTAACTCCAATTTCAATCGTGTATCTATAAATTCTTGTTCACCTTCGATCAATGCATTAACATCATCCTTTGTAAGTTTATGTCCTCTTTTAACTGGAAAAACTTCATCATTATTCTCATCTATACTTATACCATTAAAATATGACCATTTTTTCTTTCTGAGAATATGTTTTTGAGATTCTATGTATTTACTAGCTAATATTTCCTGATTTAAAATTTTGAAATATTTGTTATGTAACTGGGGGGATTTGAGGGATTCTCCTGATAAATCGGCAGAATCTATTTTACTGTCTGTTTCCCACAGACTTTCAATTTCTTCAATTTTCATAATATAATCCTATTATTTTCGTATGTTTTCTATATCAAATGATCTATAAGAAAAAGTGGCATCAGCTTGAATATATTGAATATCTTCATTTGCTGTATCAAAATTTACAGCAGATAACATCATTGGAAAACAATCTTTAAAATTTACTTTAATTTTTGGAGTAGATGCTCCTGTCAATACTATTAAAGTCGCATCTGATGTAATTCCTGAATTCGGTCCTGGTGCTGCTGGATCAGAATCTTTAAGTGCCTTCAATTGTTCAAAACTTTCTGGAAATCCCAACCCCTGCATCCACTTAAATATTTCACGAAAATTCAACATATCTTCATCAATAATAAATCTAACAATAAAATCCTGAAATTCTACTCTATCTCCAGGATAAGGTATTCTTGTAAATGGAGTTTCTAAGGGAACTGACATAAGGGAAATTCCAGGAAGAGTAATTCCTTGGCAGAAATACTCAACGTTGGGTAATTTGTTTAATAAAAACTTAAACCCAACTGGAGAAAGATAACTTAAATTTTCAGGTCTGCCTGCTATTGTTGCCATAATAGTATTTAGGGCGTAAAAAAAGGGGAGACGTCAAAGACTAACTCCCCCTTTTTGGTTAGATTACATCAAGTTAGCAACTTTGACCAATCTGTAATACACATTTTGGTTAGTCGCACCGAGTGTACCGTCGATGTCAACTGCACCAGCTGCGGCGGATGTAGCGAAAGGATTAGCTACCATACCATAACGAGTTTTAAACCCGATACGTGGCTGGAAGTTATCTTCACCAATTGCTCTTACCATTTGCAGTGGAACATATGGACAATAGAAAAGTCCAGCATCATAAGGACTAGAACCTTTGTAACCAACAATCATATAGTTGGTTGCTTGGTTAGCCGCAAATGGATCAATGTAAACTTTGAATCGACCATTGAGAACACCAGCAAAAGTATTACCAGTATCATCAACGTTAATTCCAGTTTGCATCGCTGGAGTGTAGTCTAGAACACCTGCCATTTGAAGTGCCGAAGCAACATCAGATGCACAAATGATCATGTTCCCTTTTCCTCTACGTGTGTCTTTTGCTATCGCATTAGCTTCACGTTCGATTTGGAACATCAGACCTTTAAATTTTTCAACTGACCATCTACCGTTAGAGTCAACGTCTAAGTCGAAAGTACCTGCGGTTGCAGTACCATATGCTGCACCAGGTTTCGCTGACGAGCCAATGGAACGAATGACTTCTCTATTAATTTCAGCCAAAATTTCAGCGGAAAGAATATTAGCCAATTCAGTTTCAGCGTCAAGACCATGAATTGCTTTCAAGTCTTGTGCCAATTCCATTGAGTATGCACCTTTCAGTGCTCTACTTACTGCGGTTACGGTTACCTTCTCGATTGAGAAAGCCATTTCTGGAATAGCGTCACCATCAACTTGAGGATCATTTGCGCCTCTTGTCTCTGCATTAGCTGTTGACATACCGGTATATGCCATATATCCAGAATCTGCAGGATTATCACCGGTTTGCGTGTTCGCTGCGTTGGTATTCGCTGAACCAAATGAAGTATTAGCTTCATTAAAGAGAGCCTCATCGCCACCTTGTGTAGCATATCTTGCTCTCATCGCAAAAATAAGACCGGTAGGTCCTGTCATCGGTTGTACACCACAAACGTCATACGCAACTAGGTTAGGCATCGCACGTCTTACCAACGAAATAAGTACTGGATCGTAGATATCTACTGATCCATCTCCAGCTGTAGAGCTGGAAGCACCCATGACATTAGTAGGACCTGACTCCGCTAAGAGCCCCATACCACCACGCGATTCGCGCATCATACGTTCTTGGTTTTCTAAAATTACAGCGGTCACCTGTCTTTTATAAGGATCTTTAATCTCATCCAAATCAGGATGATTGATCACAGGTGCCCACTTTTTTTGAATTTCTTCAGCAATATACATTTATTCTCCTTTAATGTATAAGTGGTTATAAGTTAAATTACTTAGTTTTAGTGTCTAACATATTAAGATATGCTTGCATTTGAGCATCTCTTTTTTCCGCTTGAACACCTTCAATTTCTTCACTCAGTTCCTCGGTCGATAAAGTTGTTTCAGTGACATCGTCTTCACTTTTAACTACTTCTTTTTGAGGAAAATATGATTCTTTTAGCATTGCTAATTTAGCTTTAAATTGGTCTTCATTTTCAAACTCTACACCTTCCGCTAAACTGGAAATTTTTTCTTTTTGTGTGTCTGCCAAATCTTCACAAACATCACTCAAGATTCCTTCTTTTGTAGCTTCTGCGAGGTCTTTTTTCAAAGAAACGTTTTTATCAATTTCTTCGTTCAATTTACTTTCAAGTTCTTCGACCTTATCAAACAGGTCATCCACAATGTCTACTTTCTCTTCTGGAACATCTATGTAATGTTCTTTAAAGAGATTTCTTAAACCTGTCATAAAATCGTCTGTTAATTCAGATTTAATCCCTCGCTCAACCGCAAGGTTATTGTCTTCCATCCATTCTGTAACGACATAGTTGAGATAGTTGTCTACCTTTTCAACCATTTCACCTTGGAATTTCTTTGTTGAATCTTCAATTTCGTTGAGATATTCTTCTTCGATTTTTTCAACTCTCTTATTTACTTCATCTACTACTTTAGCTTTTACAGCTGTTTCATAGATATCTTTAGCTTTCGCTTTAAATTCATCTGAAAGTTCTTCTTTACCAGACATTGCCTCAATATCCTCATTGGAATCGAGTTCAATATCATCTGCGGTAAGATCTTTTCGAGAATAAAGAATTTTTTCTTGTGCTTCAGCAACAACATCTTCTTCTGCCGCTTCTGCATCAGCAGTTGAATTTAATTCTTGAATATCTAAATCTACTAAATCTTGAATTAATCCAAATTTTTCGGAAATTTCATCCTTATTCATACCCTTCAACATTTCATAAACTTGTGCAATCATACCATTTTTAGTATTTGATTTCACTTCCTTTTCTTCATGTGCGGGTTTTACTGAATTTCCTTGAGTTGGTTGCTTTTTTTCTGGATTTCTTTTATCCGCTTTTCTGGATGGTGATTGAGACGTTCCTGCATCGGGTTTATTCGCTTTTCCCGTATTTGGATCATCGCCACCTAAATCTTGAACCCCTGCAGGAGCTTCGTCTAGCTCTTCTACGGGAGCTTCATTTTCAGCTTCAGCCTGTCCTTCTTCGAGAACTTCTGCTTCCGTTGTTTCTTCTTTTACCATTTTTATTGCTCCTAACTGAGTTTCAAATATTAATGGAATATATTTGTCTATAATTGTTTAAGTATTTATAATACTTTATAACTTAGAAATAAAATCAGCAAACGCATTTAGCTTAGCTTCTTCTAAAGTAACGCTTGTAGCTGATAAAATACTCTGCTTATATTTATCTATTTCTGTTTCTTTAATTATGCCGTTATCCCAAACCCATTCTTTTCCTTCCATAATTCCTTCAACGAAGGCATTGGGGGCAGAAGGGTCTGCGACAATATCACCTGCTGTTGACAGATAATAATCATTTCCTACAACGCTTCCATTCCGTGTAGGGGTCAAAGATCCCATTCCTCTAGAAGATACTCCAAGTGTAGCACCCGCTGAAATAAGTTCTCTGACAATTTTACCATTTGGTGTATTTAAAATTTTAGCTTCGCCAACAAAATCATTTTTTTCTTGATCCAACTTTGTGATCATATGAGAAACCCTATCTAAATTAACAGTAGGGCCGTCAGGATGACCTAATTCACCAAATGCTCTATTTTTATTAACATATTCTTTATTGTATCTCTTAACTTCACTTTCGAGAACAGAAAGAGGATATGTTCTTTTATTTCTATTCATCTGTTCTGCTTGCATAAAGATTCCACGAATTTTATAATTCGTTGTTCCATCTTTTCCTTCTTCAGCAACATACTCTAATGCTTCAGAAACTTCTGTAATTAATTTCATATTTTTATCCCCTTATTTTTTCTTCCTTTTGGAAGCTCTCATAGATTTAATTCGATTCTTCCGTTTGGTTATAAGATCTCTATACATTTTTCCTCCCGCCCTTGTCCATGAAGTCATCTTGGCTTTTTGAGCTGGAGATTTTTTCAATCTCGCCACCATTCTTTCAATGTTGGCCTTTTGACCAGGAGATTGTTTTTGTAATTGAGAAGCTGATAAATCTTTTCTAACTCTCTGTTTTAAAAATGTAGTAAACTTTCTTCTAGCTTGTTTACGAAGAGCTTCTCTACCTCCTGTTGGAATTGCTCTCATTTTATTTCTACGTAATCCTGCCATTCTTTTTGGTTTTGACCTGGCAAAATGTATTCTTTTTTTAAACCTTTGTGTCGGCGTCAATACCTCTTGTAATTCTTTTTTAAATTGTTTAAACGCCTTCATTCATTATCCAATCTCAGAATTTGGTTCAGTTAATGTTTCTTTTGGTTGTCCATCAAAAGGATCAACTACTTGTATATCACCTCCAGTTGCAGGATCTGATACTTCCATTTTCGAATTAGTTTCTGGTTCTTCTACAGAACTAGTTTCTTCCGGTTCTTGAACATCAGAAACCTCTTCTGTAGGAGCATCTTTAAAAAGATTTTGTGCAATTTCTGCTTTTCTTACTTCCAATTCGTCCATAGATTTTTGACTTAAAACACTCAAAGTACCTTCTTTTGCACGACTATTGTCGCCCGTCATAATTGCTGAAACTATATCAGCAGTTGAGTAAACATTATCCATATTTTCCTTTTAGTATCCTCTGCCGCCACCAAAACCGCCGCCTTGGTCGTCGTCGTTATTGTTATATTTAGGATCGTTCTTTTCTTGAGCCATCTGTTGATCCAATTCTGCCATCTCTTCTTCACTTTGTCTCAAAATGTGTCTTCTTACAAATTCTGCAGAGAAATATTTTCCTGCATAATCATCTAAATCTCTAAGAAGTGTAGCTCTATTGGTTAACATTTCAGCCTCTTTTAATTCAGAAAAATGAGAGTCAGATTCAAAACTATAATGAATCCTTTCTTTCATTTTAGCCCAATCCTCTTTGGCAACTATATTTTTCATTCTTAGTTGCTTTTCAAGTAAAGCATCAAATAAAATAGTAAATTTCTTTCTTAATCTTTCTACAAACCTGGTAAACTTTAACTCGTCTCTAGTTATCTCTGTCGCTCTACCTAAAGTAAAACTGGCATCCGTTTCTAATCTTGAAACAGGAACATTTAATGATTTATATAATTTTCTTTGAAAATATTGTATATCATCAATTTCTCCAAGATTTTGTCCTCCCGGCAATGTTGTAATTTCTGTACCTCTACCACCTTCTCTACGAGGCAACCAGTAATCTTCCAACATTGTCATTATTTTTCTATCATCTCTAACTTCTCCAGTATCCGCATCATAAATTAATTTATTCTTATAACGCTGCATAATATCTCTAAGATACTGTTCTGCTTTCATTTTAGGTAAATTACCAACATCAATGTAAAATATTCTTCTTTCTGGTGCTCTCGATATTCTGTAAATAACTAAAGAATCCTCAATCATTCTTAACTGATTTAATGATTTGATCGCTTTATGTAAATGAGAAATGACCATTTTTCTACCAGCATTAGTAACACCAGAACCAGCATATGCAATCATATCAGGAGCGATCTTCAGTTGCTTTTTAGAATAATCTCCAACGCCCATTTTATTAGGTTGATTAGACATTGGTTTATCCTGATACAAATAATATTCATAATATTCACCAGACATGTCTTTCTTTAATGTAGCTTCTCGTGGAACATTTTGTTCTGGTTTTTTTCTTTCTCTAACTTTTCTTATTTTAAGGGGATCAACAAATCTTAATTCTTGTAATCCTGCAGAAGCGTCAGCTGGATCAATAACACATTGATAATAAATTCTACCATCAACATACCATTTTCTAAAAATATCATAACCATTATTATTAAAATCTAAAAGTCTCATAATTTCTGCAAATTCATCTGAAATTTTGGCTTTGATTTTATCTGTAACATTTAAATTATGTAACGCAATTGAAATTGCTGGAACATCTCTTCCAGTAACTATAGCCTCATTTACAATATCATCTATAGCCATATCGACCTCTGGTTGTAAAACCATCGTTCTATATCTGCTAATGAGGTCTGCCTCATTTTTGGCAGTACCTTCCATATCAATATAAGTACCATAAGCACCACCTGCAGACATTCCATACGATGATGCTATATCAAAGGTTCCTTCAAGATCATCAGGTTTAGCAAAAGCTAATAGTTCCTTTTCTTCATCCTTTTTTCCGATCTTAAATCCAAATAAACTAAATTGTGCCATAATATATCCTATTGATTGTTTTATTTTTCATATATATTTCTCTAATAATCATCGTCCATTGTTAAATCAAAATCATCCAACGTTGCATTCATTTCTGCTACACCTTGATCGCGCGGAACTGTGCTACCTCTTCCAATCCAATTATCAGGGCTGATGTCGCGACTCTCAGGATTAGAACTTATATAATTGGTTGTATAATATTGATATTCAAATGTTGCTGTAAATTCTTCAATTGCATTTGTCGTATCCCAAGAAACAGGAATATCTGTTAATGTTAATGGATATAGCCCATTAAATGTATATTTTTTTAAAGGATTTCCATTTTTTGAAAATTGAGTCAATATAGCTGAAGATTGATAATCGAGTGGTGCATCCTCTCTTCCTGCAGTAGATTGTACTCTTGTTCTTCCAAGTTTCACGTGTCCAGAAATATAATCAGACCATCTTTCTAATGCATTTCTCAATTTAAAATCTTCATCATTAAGAAAAGTACATGTCCATTGTGGATATGTTCTTTCCCCTGCAAATTTAAAAACTCTACCAAGATAATTTACTGTTGTGGAAGTTGATATAGATGCTGGAAGAAATGTTGTTTTAATGTTATAATTTGTTCTAGTAGAAGATGTCCAAGGCCAGACAATATCCACTTCAAATAGATTAGGTGCCGCACCACCATATTTTAGCGCTTTTGATCTAAATTCATCTACATTGAATGCCACGAGTTATCAACCTGTAAAGTGTTTAAAATTATTAACTATTTATCTGATTATAACTATTTATCACGCAGCGGCTGCAATAATATCACCCACCTTTGCGGAGTTGCCAGCCTCAGATTTTTCTAGAAAATAATCATATCTCCAAGTTACAGTAAATTCTTGAAATCCTTCTGTGCCCCAATCTAATGCAATATCACTTATATTTACTGGCCAAGCCTGTATTAATTTATAAGTTATTGTTTTTGTGCCATCTTTTTTTAATTGAGTAACGGACAAATCTCTATAATCAGAAGTAGTTTTATTAAATGGTCCATATACAGCAGTTCTTGATCCATCAATTCCCCCCGCCATTTGTCTCATCCATGTTATTAACTTCTGTCTTATTTCACCATCATCATTTAAAAATGTCGTATTCCATACATCATAAGTTCTAACTCCTGGGAGTTTAATTGCTCTTCCGCGATAATTTACAGGAATTACATTAATATTTGTTCCTGGTAATGATGCCGCTCGACAATGTAACATAAAACTTGTTCCTTCGAAACTTCCACTAATCTCAAATAGCGTAGGTCTCGCTCCACCATCCGCTAAAGCGGTTTTAATATCATTAACGTTAAATCCCGTTGCTGCCATTATTTCTCCTTATTATGCGACTCCGCCGCCGGCTACTGTATCTATTGTTTTGACCGCATTAGTTGCTGTAGATAATGTTGGTCCAGAATAAGAATATTGCCAAGTTATAGTAAATGTTTCTATAGTATTTACTGAATCATGACTTAATTCAATTGGTGATATATTATTTGGCCATGCACCATGTAATTTCATACTATCAATTGTCTTTGTCGTATCACCAGCTAAAGAATAAGATTTAACTAATATTGTACCTAACATACTAGAATGAGGAATCTTCCATGCTCTTACATTTCCCTCTGCACTATTCATAGCTTCAATCCATCTTTCAATATTTGTTCTAACTTTCATATCTTCATCATTTAATACTGTACATGTCCAATCGCCAAATGTGGTATCTCCTGCAAAGAAAACCTGCCTCCCGTAATAAGAAACAGGAATTTCTCCATTAATATATCCTGGCATAACCGTTGCATTTACTAGAAAATCTAATTTGTCCGTTGCACCGGTCTGCTTTGCCATTCCTGCGGCATCCACTGCGGTTGCTGGTAATGTCATTGTACATGAAAATAAATTAGATCTCGCCCCTGAGGCTTTAATTGAACTAATAAAAGTATTAATACTAAAATTATTTACTGCTTCATCCGCCATGTGTTATCTCTCCTTTATCTTTGAACTACTTCACTAAATGATACACCAGTTCTTACAGATACAAAACTTAATTCAATAAAGTTAATTGATCTTGCCGGCTTAACATATATAGCACCTACAAATTGATTTGCATCTATAACTGTTGGTGTATTATTAGATCCATCACATACAACCATAAAATCAGTAATTCCTCCCCTTGCTTGAATATCTCGCAAGAAAGGTTCTACAATGGAAACAAATTGAGATCTTGTAAAATCATCATTGAATTCAAACAATGATTGTTTTGCCGCTTGAGAAATTGATTTTTCTAATGTAATAAACAATCTTCTTACATTAATTCTATCAAATGCATTTGGTTTTGCTAATAGTGTTTTATCTCCAAACAACATTCTTCCTTCGCCTGGAAAATTCACAACAGAATTGATACCTTTATTATAAAGAACATCTCTATCAGCTTCCGCAGGATTCCATGCCAAATCTCTAATATTCTTAATTTGACCTCTAGTATAACCTGCTGGAGAGTAAAATGAACCCAAAGTATTTTCTGTAGCAACTGCAAGCCCTGCACAATCCGGATTTAATGGAATGTATCTATAAACATCATTGGTCGTGTCCCATTGTCGTTTCCATCCTGAATCCATAAATCCATAAGATGTACTTGGTAAACCATTTCTATAATCTAAAACATTTGATGCTTGAGTAGTTGTACCCAAAACATCTGCTCTTTCCGGTGAACAAAATACGACCAAATCTTTTCTTGCTTCCGCGATAGTGGACATTACATAAGAAGATAATGCCGCTTCTGCGTCTCCCATAAAAATTAATGAAGCGGCTGAATCTACTGGTTCTTTAAATACATCGTATCCCGTTTTTCGATCACCAAGTGATAATGTCTGTCCATCTAATCCACCATTAAGTGACCATGACTGTGACCATCCAAATGCATTAAATTTAGTACCACTTACCGCGGCTGTTCCCCATGCAGAATCAGTAGTGTCATCACCATTTACTATACCACCTGTTGCTGGATGTGACATTGCCCATACTGGAAATTCGTCTGTGTTATTAACTTTAGATTTATAATAGTCTGGAGAATTTGAAGCGACTGAAACTCCATTCCATCTTTCTATTAATGTATCGCCCGTCGATGCTGTTGTGGATGTTCCCCAATTTCCATCTTCGTCTACAACAACAATATGAATTTCGTCTTGAGAAGCTCCTCTTGCTTCAGCCCAAACTGAAGTTCCGGGTGCATCTCCATTGACACTAGATTCTCCTGGATTACATGCATATTCCCATTCTCTACCAAAAGCTAATGTAGATGTAATTCCTTTGTCTGTGTCTGATGCTGTAACCAATTGCAATTCAGTATTACTTGTGATTGAAGCAACTTTATGTCTGAATGGTGCTAGAGTATCACAAGTGGATACTATCATATCTCCCACTCTCAATTGTGTACTAAAAAATGTACCAGTTCCGGTTACTGTTTTTGTTCCACCAGTATTTACAATTGTGCCGAAAATTTGTGTTGATTTTTCTTCAAATGCTGATCTAACCAAACAGGATACTGCACTTCCAGCAGATTGTACTGTGACAGTAGCGGAACCTGGAGTTTGTACAACATACGCTGTATCAGTTCCTTGAGTATTCATTACATTATTAACTAAGTAATTTTCTCCACCAATTTCTAAAACATCACCATTTCTAACTTCTTCAAACCAAAGTGAATTAGACGTTGATGCTACTAATCCAGTTGTCGCATTGACCGCAACTGTTCCTGTGAGGGTTTTTGCTGCTTTATCGGGTCCACATGCTGAAACCTTTAAACTATTTCCTCTTACTCCCGCATATGTCGCAACCCACGGTCCATAAGTTCCCGTAGAAGATCCTCCTGTGGATGGATCATATGTGGTTTCGAATGCTTTCTTATTTTTAATTAAAACTGTCGCTCCCTCTTGTGTCGCCGCATAAGTTGTGTTAGCGGATGAAGCGTTTTTTGCTTCTGAGTTCGCTGTTCGTGAAATTTCAAGAACTCCACCATAGTTCATAAAATTTGATGCGCACATCCATGAAATATAATTATCTTCGTTTGGTACGAAAAATTTAGCTTTTAAATCGGCGTCTGAAGCGACTCGTCCATTTTCTGGATCTTCAATAGGTCCCCATCTAAAGAGTCCTGAAAATCCCCCTATATTTGTGGCGAGGGTTGGTACTATGGTTGTTAAATCGATTTCTCTAGTCAGAACACCAGGACTAACTGTGA